GTATAAAGTATCTACTATCGTTACTATCGTTACTATCGTTACTATCGTTACTATCGTTACTATCGTTACTATCGTTACTATCGTAATTATTATGTTGTATTATAATAACTACGACAACCTTAAACATGAGCAATACAGCAGAAGAGATTACAAAAGAGATTAAAGAATATATCACTGATGCACAACGTCATCTTGACAGTTTATCATCAAAAGAAAAAAAAACAATTGGAAGAATTCAATAAAAGAAACCTACAAATGAGTTATGACAATTATGTTGGTGACTATGATAATACATTATTACGTGACGACGAACGAACGAAATTCCACAAAATGTATAATCAAAATAAATTAAAAGAAGATGAACTTGAACATGAAAGGTTACAAGATGAAAAAGGTATGAAACAAAAACGTAATGCATTTACAAGTGAATATGACAGAATAAAAAACTTTCTGAATAAAGAACAAGCAAAGATACTTGATGACGTAAAATCACATGAAGATTATGAACAGATATTGAAGACTTTCATGTTGCTACCAAAAATGTCAGCCCTTCCGGAAATACCCACAACACCGATAACTCCCAGAACACCGATGACACCATTTGTAGCAAGAACACCACTAGAGAAAAAGAAGGGCCGTAAGGATGATGACAAGTATATAGGCGGTAGGTCACGCGTTTTTAGGCGTAAAACAATAAAGAAGCGTTCCACTCGTCGGTCCAATAAGGTGCATCCGCGTCGTTCACGACACCGTAAATAAATACGGGTAAGAATAACAATCTTGTGTTCCTTTGTATAATTATTATCGATACGTTCTATAAATCCATACGTATCTATAATACCACATAAATATTTTTACATTATAGATATACATATTAGAGGACCCATCATCTTATAATCATAATGGATTCTGACCCAGAACTACCATGGAAAGTTATCCAGCGTTTATTTGAAGATGACCCACAAATGCTGGTTCGTCATCATATCGACTCATATAATGATTTCTTCGGTAAGGGGATTTTCAAGATATTTCGTGAGAGAAATCCCATCATTCTTCAAAAAGAACAAGACCCTGATACACAGGAGTTCAATCTTCGCTGTGAATTATATTTAGGTGGAAAGAACGGTGATAAAGTATATTTCGGAAAACCGATTATTTACGATGATGACCGTGAGCACTATATGTTTCCAAATGAGGCGAGGTTGCGTAATATGACGTATGGAACAACCATCCACTATGACGTTGACGTGGTCTTTAAAATTGCGGTTCCTGATACTGAAGGAAGCGGTGGAGGCAGCACCGGAACTGGGACCGGGACTCGTATTGAAGTGACAACTGCAACACTCGAGAGAATTCTTCTCGGCAGGTTTCCTATCATGGTTCAATCCAACCACTGTATCTTACATGGTCTTGAACCGAAAGCACGGTTTTATATGGGCGAGTGTAAAAATGACTATGGTGGGTATTTCATCATCGATGGCAAGGAAAAGACGATTATTTCGCAGGAGAAATTCGCAGATAATATGCTTTATATCCGCGAAAACAACGAAGATAACGTATATACACATGCGGCCGATATCCGCACCGTTAGTGAAGATGCGTCCAAACCGGAGAGAACTTTGTCTGTGCGTATCGTTGCACCTACCACCATGTTAACAAACAAGCAAATTGTCGTGAATATCCCGAATGTTCGTTCACCGGTGCCGCTTTTTATCGTGATGCGTGCTCTTGGTGTTCTTTCCGACCGCGATATTATCGAGTTCTGTCTTCTTGACCTCGATGAAAACGCGGAACTCGTCGACCATTTTATCCCCTCTATCCACGATGCAAACAAGATATTTACACAAGAAGGTGCAATTAAATTCATCGCCACGCTCACGAAATCAAAGACGATTCCCCAAGTTCATGATATTCTGATGAACTATTTCCTGCCTCAAGTTGGCGAAACGAACTACATCCAGAAAGCGTATTTTCTCGGAAACATGGTATATAAATTACTGCGTGTATCTCTCAAAATCGACGCACCAACTGACCGCGATAGCTTCAAATTCAAGCGTATCGAATTAAGTGGTGCACTTATCTATGACTTATTTAAGGAATATTATGCTCTGCAGCAGCAGCATATCCGTCTCTCGATGGACCGCGAATATTTCAAAGACCCAAAGAAATACGAGAAGAATTTCATCGGTCTTATCCAGATGAATTATCAGGAGTTCTTCCGTGAGCGTATCGTGGAGAACGGTTTCAAAAAAGCATTCAAAGGAAATTGGGGTTCGACCGAGCATACGAAGCGAATTGGTGTCATCCAAGACTTGAACCGCCTTTCTTACAATTCGTTTCTCTCGCATCTTCGTAAAATCAACCTGCCGATGGACAGCAGTGCAAAGGTAGTAAAACCACGTATGCTTCACGGTTCACAGTGGGGGATGATTGACCCTGTTGATTCACCCGATGGTGCCAATATTGGGTTTCATAAACATCTCGCATTCGGGACACGTATCACAAACCAGTGTTCTGCATATCCGATGACACTATGGTTGCGTGAAGTCGTGAAAATGCAACTCCTTGAAGAATGCACACGTATGTTTCTTCATTATACGACCAAAGTATTCGTAAATGGAACATGGGTTGGAGCTGTCACGCGCCCAGAGGAAACGATGCGTCTTATCCGACTTCATCGTCGTAATGCACTTATCCCGATTTATGTAAGCTGTTGTTGGGATATTAAAAGTAACGAAATCCATATATTCACGGATGCCGGTCGTCTGTGCAGACCTATCTTCTATATTGATGAAGAAACCGGTCGCCCGAGTTATGACAAAGAGGAAATATTGGAAATGATACGGGGCGGAAAGGCATCATGGGAACAAATGACTACAGGATTTACTGCCAAATCCGACCCAACGTTTCAAGCGAGTCACTGCAATTATTATACAATCGATGAGTTGTATGGTCGTGCAAACGATACATCTGCGTTGTCCGCCAAACAGACGGTTGCCGAAGATGTTGCACGCGTGAATACGATTGAGGATTTTCGGCGTTTGAAAGCGACACAGGCGATTATTGAATATATCGATACTTCCGAAACCGAGTCAACGTTGATTTCGATGAGTCATAAGTTCGAGAGACCGCTTACAAATCAAGACGGCGGAGGAAAGAAACAGAGTGCGAGCGAAAGCGAAAGCGGTAGTGACAGTGGTAGTGATAGCGAACACGAAGGTGAAGGTGAAGGCACTCATCCGCCCCATCGTCGCCGTAGTCGTAGTCGTAGTCGTCGCCACAGCAGCCATCGTAAACGTGCACGTGTATTGTCCAGCGACGGAAAACAATATACTCATGTTGAAATTCACCCTTCACTTTTAATGGGTGTTATGGGAAACCAAATCTGCTTTCCTGAAAATAATCCGGTTGCACGTAATGTCTTTGGTTGCGGTCAAGCCAAACAAGCCGCATCTATATATCACAGCAACTATCAAGTTCGTATTGATAAGATGGGAGTTGTCATCAATAATGGCGAGGTCCCTATCGTGAAGAGCCGATACCTCGACTTGATTAATCATGAAGAACATCCTTGCGGTTTTAACGCAATCGTCGCCATCATGTCATTTAATGGTTATAATGTGGAAGACTCTATTTTATTCAACGAGGCAAGCATCAAACGCGGTATGTTCCGAATCACGTATTATAATATGTATGAAGCCCGTGAGGAAAGCAGCAGTGTTCGTGGTGCTCAACGAGATACTCGGTTCGCGAATATCCAGAAAGAAGGTGCAATCGGTATCAAACCCGGTTACGATTATAGTTATCTTGATGATAACGGTCTTATTCGCGAAAATACCGAGATGGATGACAAGAAAGTCGTGATTGGTATGGGGTCGGTGAGTATCCATAATGATGGTGGTCAAATGCGTGATATGTCGGTCATGCCAAAGAAAGGACAACTCGGTTTTGTGGATAAAGCATTTATGACGGAGGGTGAGACTGGGTTTCGTATCGGCAAAGTCCGTATTCGTGAAGAACGGTTCCCGTCAATTGGTGACAAATTCTGCTCTCGTTGTGGACAGAAAGGAACAGTGGGGTTGATTATTCCAGAGAATGATATGCCTTTCACGAAGGACGGTATTCGCCCTGATATTATTATCAATCCTCATGCGATTCCGACGCGTATGACAATCGGCCAACTCATCGAATCGCTAATGGGGAAGGCATGTGTTCTTCATGGTGGATACGGTAATTGCACAGCATATACAAACAACGGAACAAAACACGAATCGTTCGGGTCTGTTTTGACTGAATATGGGTTTCATTCATCCGGCACAGAAGTGCTTTACAACGGAATGACCGGTGAACAAATCAAGAGTGATATTTATATTGGACCCACGTATTATATGCGTCTGAAACAGATGGTAAAAGATAAAATCAATTACCGTTCACAAGGCCCTAGAACGCAACTTACACGCCAAACGGTCCAAGGTCGTGCAAATGATGGTGGTCTTCGTATCGGTGAAATGGAACGCGACGGTATTTTGGGGCATGGTGCCGCACATTTTCTCAACGAGTCGCTTATGGTGCGTGGCGATGAGTATTACATGGCGGTTTGTAATAAATCCGGCATGATTGCAATTTATAATCCCACCCAAAATCTATTCATGAGCCCGATGGTGGATGGGCCGATACAATTTTCGGGGAGTTTAACCGATGCGGCATCGAGTGGTTCCGGCTCAGGCGCAAGCGTTGTTCATATGACGAAGTTTGGACGTTCATTCAGCATCGTGCGTATTCCTTATTGTTTGAAACTTCTGATGCAAGAATTGATTGTCATGAATGTTCAAATGCGTATTATCACCGAAGATAATATTGACCAACTTCCAAGCATGTCTTATTCAAAGAATATTTATAAAGTTCTCAAAGATGGAAAGGGTGCGATGGGCGTGGATGATATTATTGAGAGAAATCGGGTAGCAGCCGGATTGAAACCACGTGATTTGGCGGAACTTGCACGAAAACGCGAACAATCATCGTTTGTTGGAACGACGTTACGCGGTGAAGAGGAAGAAGAAGCTGCAATCGGTAGCCGCGTTTATTTACCGAGTCGTAGCGAACAACAAGAAGAAGAAATGGAACGAATGATGTCATCACAAGAATTGAGAGCAGCTGCAGCAGCTAGTGCCAAATTCGACCCAGATGAACGCATCGATGAAATTATACCGGATTTGGATATCGATACCAAACAAAGCATACGTAATTTAGGTTGGCGATTTGCTCTTAAAGAGGATGTTGCACGCCAGATTCAAAGTGGCACGAGTGGCGGAAAAATGCCAAGGATTACATCCAGCGATATCAATAGCGACGACCTTATACTTGAATCTGTTATTTTGGATAAAAATGGCGAACCAACCGAGAGATGGACGATTAGTGGACGCCAATGGACCGGTGATTATCCAACTCGTTATCCTGATGGTTGGTTATCTGAAATGCTGGTCTACCCTGACGATACACCCATTTCACCAAGTGATATGGTGGAAGAGTTGCGTAATACTCGCAAACCTTTGAACTGGGTGACATCGATTATTTCTCTTATGGACAAATACTTTCGGCGAAAAGCGAAATCGCATCCTGTTGCATCTGAAAATATTGCTATGTCGGAAAATGAAGAAAATATCAAAGAGAACGAAAGAAATACAGCACGGGTATCAGATGAGATTGCACGTGCGAAACGTGAAGGAAATGTCACAGAGGAGGAACGATTGAAGGTTCAGTTGGAACGTTTGGCGGACGAACGCACGAAATTAAATTCGGTGCGTCGAGAGATGGAGCGTGGTTACCCAACTCCGACAACACCTGCATACACTAGTTCTATGCCCAGTCCTCTTGGGGCTGGGGCTGGGGCGGGGACCGAAAATAGCGAAGAGGCCGCTGCTGAACAAGTTCGTGGTGCAGTCGCATCTTTTAATGCCAAGATGCTTGAAAAATATGGAGAGAACGATGAAAATATACCTGAAAGTGAAGGATATTCACCACGAACACCGTCATCACCCGCATACACTTCGATATTTGAAGGTGGTGGGCAACGTGGCGGCAACGGCAACGGTCGAGGCGGAAAATTCATCCCACAAATACCAACATCGGTCCTTGATAATTACCTGAATTCAAAATACAACGTATCTCCAAAACATACAACATTCCATGTCTCGAATGCGAATTCACCTGCTGCAGGCATGATGACCGGTGGTAATGGAATGGGACTTCCTACGATGAATATTCCGGTTGTCGCTACGATGCCGATGGCGGGAATGATGCCACTACAACAACAGAGTGGTGGACAACAGCAACAAGGTTCAGCGATTACCGGTTCTAATGTTGGAGCAGCAACCGCAGCATCACTTGGACAACAACCATTACAAGGACAAACTGGCGGCGGCGGAGGAGCCGGAAATAACGAACCAAATGCACAAGGGGTAAAATCATTTTCGATTAAAATATAAAAAATTGAATAATAAAGATTTGTTGTTATTATATAGTAGATTCATTCAAAAGTTCATTTCATTCTTTTCAAGTTCGAGTTCATTATGTCTCACATTAGCAGCGGAACTGTTTCAGCATTATTCAAATCTCGAAATATCCTTCTTCAGTTGCTTGCACGACAAGGAATGGATGTATCGAATTATACCGATTATGGTGTTGCCGAAGTTCAAACGATGTATGTGAATAATCAACTTGATATGCTCCTTACAACGGAAAAAGATGTTCATCCAGCAAAGAAGGTATATGTAAAATATTATTTAGCCAAAACACTTCGTCGAGAGAATATTAATCATATGATTGATGACCTATTTTACCTAGAACAGGTGCTTCAACCAACAGATACGTTAATTATTGTTATGAAACAGGAAGTGAATGATACTGTCATCGGTATTCTAAACGAGATTTGGGAAAAGGACCGGATATTCATCGTGATTCATTCACTCGACCGTCTGCAGTTTAATCTCCTTGAACATCAATACGTTCCGGAACATGTGGTTTTGACAGATACGCAACAAGAAGAAGTCCTCAAAAAATACAATATTACTGATACAAAACAGATGCCAAGTATTTCACGCTATGACCCCGTAGCACTTGCGATTGGACTGCGTCCAGGACAAATATGTAAAATTACGCGGTCGAGTAAGACATCGGTTACAACAAACTTTTACAGGTATTGTGTTGCGAGTTAATGAACGAACGAATATATACGATGGGTTCATTCGATTATTTTTTATCGCGGTAATATAACCGTTATATTACCGAGAATACTTAGAATACTTAGAATACGTAGAACACGTAAAATAAATGACGACACAATGCACTACAGGCACTTCATTTAGACTTCAATCGGGTGCTTCCAGTTCAATATCATCTACCGCAAATACAAATGATGTATGCACAGCAACCAAAATTCTCGATAGATTACACAAAGAATTTACAGAACAATATATTGATACACCTGCTACTGGCTCCGTCCCTACAGGTAAAACCGTAATTACTGACTCCGCTGTAACAAATAACCCGTCTTTTTATTTACGAAATCAACCGTCGCGTGAAGGGTTTCAAGGTGAACGTGCCGGAAGCACAACAAATCGTTTTTACCGTATGTTAAATGCAAGTAAAACGGAGGATGACCAAGACTACAGAAGTGCTATTTATGCAATTATGAATGGGGTGTATAAACCCACCGTTGACAAGACAAGTTACCTCTACCCTCCCGCTTCCAAACCAACGGATTTCACTAGTCCGGCTGGTTTTAAAGGAATATATGGGTTGTTTCATTTAAATGATGTATTAGAATCGAAAATTGCTGATACAGTAAGCGGTATGAAAGGTAGTGAAGATACTGCACAACAAACGAGCGATATTGCGACGAAATATACACAGCGTCTTGGAATACAGACGACTTTAAAGGAAATTGCACGTCGAGAGAATGAATTATACCGCGAGAAGTTTCTTAACATTATTTTAATACTCGTTGGTATTTTTCTAGTTGGTTCTCAACTTGTTCAGAAATATTTTTCGTTTGGAGGCAGCGGGGGAGGCGGTGGAGGATTTAGCTTTGGAAGCGGTGGGCTATTTACAGGTTTTGGGTTAGGAAGTGGAAGCGGATTATTTAGTCGTTTTGGCGGACTTGGATTAGGTCGTAGCGGGCGTTCACGTGTTACCGGCAGTCTTTTTTCAAATAACCCGTATTCTTTATCCACAAGATAAAGGACTTATTCGAATACGTATGTTATAATATTTATTATATATAACATACTGTAATGGATATTCAGGAAGAAAGAAAGGGGGAACTGTTGTTTCCAAATGCAACACCCTTTTCTCTTGACAATTTTGACAACAATCTAAAAAATATCAAGGAAGGCCTTACACTTTCAAATGATGATGAATTGAATAAAGCGATGTCGACACTGATGACAGAATATGCAAAGGACACAAAAAAAGATACATCGACATCTGAGAAAATGAAAGAAGGTATGCTTACCGGAACATCATTAAATTTGAATTTACTTCAGGGTGACCTTATCAATTATGGCCGTTATGACCTAGATAAAAATCCGGTTCAACCCTTTACAGACCGTATGCATGAAGGTGGTGTGGTTTCATATAAAGAAGGATTAACAAATGATGTTGATACGAATACGAAAGTATTGTCAAGAACACATGGAACTACAAGTGCAGGAAAAAGCCAGCGTTTGCTCGACCTTGAAAAGAAATTGAGTGAACTTACAACGGAATACACTTCACAGTATCGATTATACACCGAAGACCTGCTTACTCGGTCTCGGTTTATTCAAACAAACAGCCAATATTTGAATAAATTGGTTCGTGATATGTCGTATACTGGAACTGATGCAAGTGCGGCTTTTTATTACGTAAATCCGTTTGGTTACACACACCGTTACAAGGATTTGTCTTCGGTATTGTTGTATGATGACAAAACTTGCCCGACAATTACACGTAGTGATGCATTACCTAGTGATGATAAGATGAACCCATTTAAGATTACTCCCGCGTCATTCGTGGATATTAGCAATTCTTCTATCGGTGGAGGATTTAGTAAGTTCGCAGATTTAGCGAGTTATGACATGGTAGGTTATACCCCCTGCATTACTACTAGAAATGTGAAGTTACAGGGTGCTTCATCATCAGAGGATGTATACGCTTGGGTAGACGCCGAAGGTAAGAAACATGTATATGAAAAAGGCGTGTGGCCGGATAAACGACATGCATCATGTCTCACATCAGTTGTAGGTGAACCGATTACACTGACCGCAAACCAATATAATTCATTACCCTCTGCCGAAGATGCACCAATGAAAGAAAATAGCGAATGTTTTCGTGCAAGTGTTTCACCAACGATTAACTCCAAGCTCGCAGAGATTAAGAAGAAAATTGACGACACCGTCGCAGACATAAAGAAAGAAAATCAAAATATACTGAATAGTGCTGCGAATACAACGATTATTCAAAGAGAAAAGACATTTGCCGAAAAATGGGCTACAGTCGACGACGATATTTTAGCTCAAATTAAGAAGCTACTTGGAAATTATTATTATCCGGCAGTTTATGTGTTTTGGTGCTTTATTATACTAGTTGCGATTCTTATTATTTTCAAGTTTGCCTTCTTTTTTGTATCGCCTGGTGGCAGTGGTGATAATGGAAATGCGGCTGAAGGTAACGGAAATGGGGGTGGCGTATCCTTACTCGGTATTGTCATCATGGCACTTATTGTTATTTTCGCTGTTTACTATTATTTTTCATACACTTACAATTTAGATGTAGGTGTCACACGTAATGATACAGATACAGTATATACAATCGTATAATATTCTCTGTTATATGTATCAGTTATAATCGCTACGACTTATCCATATATAGAAAATGGGGGATTATTCGAGATATCTTACAAAAATGGCTGAGCTGAAAGCGATTGAAGGCGAATATAATACATTAGCAAACCAAATAACCGCTGCGGTATCAAGTGACACCGATTATGCCGATAATACATTTGATAAATACACGCTTACTACTGATAAGAATGCGATATCCAACACAAAGACGCCTCTTGTGATTCGTCCAGGTGAAGATTATGGAGAGTTTTGGAAGTATGTTGGGAAGGTTACTCCGGTTGCGATGCCTGACGTGAACTCGCAAAAAAAGAATTCTCAAAAATGCTGGAATATGGCTGCAAACGACCCTCGCCCATTTAAGAAAGTAGTGTATACTGGGAACCAAGGAACAAATATCGGACAACCTGATTGGGATAATCGCTGCTACGCACTTGTTCCAGATGCACCTACTAGTGCGTCATTTACAACTGAATCCGCTGGTTATTCTATTATGGAAGGAAATGGCGACGGTAGCACCGGCAAAACAAATGGTGTTTATACAAAGTTGGGAATCGCACCAAGCGGAGCATCCTCCGAAACGATTAAATCAAATGTTGCAAAAGCCGAGAAATTATACGAGCTACAGACTCGTGTGGATTCGCTGACACGAGAGATTGTTGCTGAGTCGGATGCTGGTATCAATAATGAATTAAACACGTTGGTGTCTTCTGCGAGTGAATCCAACTCTCTTGTTAGTAAAATAAATCAGTATATGAATGGTTCTGTCGCGGGTATCAGTGCTGACTACAAATTGATGGATAAACGGAAAGAGCTGAATAATGTCTATCAAGAAATCAACGAACAGACTACCCTTCGTGCAAGAAAATACAAATTCATCTTTTTTATTGTTCTTACAATTTCTATTCTTATTGGATATTTTTCATATGTGTCGAAGTTATCTTTCATCGAACAAATCGCTATGATTAAAAATTATATTGGTTGGGGATGGTGGACATATTGGTGGATTATTGCAATCGTTGTTATCGTATTTATTATCTCGTCATTTGGCTGGGATATGAGAGGAAATATACTTATGGTAATACGATATTTGACCGACCCTGAATTCTGGACCGGTAGGTTGTGGTGGGTTGGTGTGACATTTCTATTACTGATAGTTATATTCTTGCATGCGACATTCAAGTCATTTTTTATAGAATTTGACGAAGGATTGAAGAATATTCAGGAAGGGCTTGACGGCGATAGCAACACACAGTAAAAAGTTTCTATAAAAATATTCGATGGTATATATAGTATTATCATTATTACTATATATAATGTTTCATCAAAACTCAAATGATTTAGTAAAAAATGCAAGTGTGAAATCAGGACATGTGCAAAACTCAAAAGAAACCCAAGAACTAATTACGTCACAAGCGACTTTCATCAAAGACAACAATAAACGTGTCAATTTTATCGAAGATGACGCAAATCGTGGTTATGATAACTCGTCGCTTAGCATTGGTGCACAGTTTCAACAAATGATACAGGGGTTGATAAATGGGTTTTCTATCAAAGAAGGTATTGACGGTGCAGTGACTAGTGCTGGTGCTGGTGCTGCTACTCCAGCGAACCCATCCACCGGTATTGGTGGTGATGGTAAGACCAGTCAAGCCAATTTTATTAACAGCCAAGTTGCTGAAGATAAAAAATATACGCAACAAGAGTTAGACCATATCAAAAAAGTTGACGGTATTATGAAATTAATTGAAAAGGATGACAAAAATCGGCGTCAAAATTGGGTGGAAGTAACCGACCAAGGTGGAGTTACCAAATACGGATACATCACCAAAGACGGTGTTTTTCAAATATGGCATGTTCCAGCTTCACCATCTGCTAACCCCGCAAACTGGCTTCAAACCGATAAAATGAAACAAAATACGGGTGTTATTGGTTGCCCTGCACCCACCGGTGCTACCCAAAAAGTCAAAATCGCCGGAAAGTGGGATGAAATCAAGCCATACGATTTAGTCTATGCAGATATTGATAGCGGACGAAAAAATCCACTATTTATGATGATAAATGAAACGGTTCGAGACCCAGCGAATAGTGTGAAAGGGAAAGGCCTGTTTTCATGTGGAAACGAGCGTGGAAATGTATACGTTAGCGAACGCCCTTCGGCCGATTTTCAGTTTCCGGAGTCGGGCGTAGATACAATTCAAATGGGTTGTTATGTGCTCGGAGATAATGTCACAGATAGTGATTTGGCCAATCGTGGGTTTACCTTCCAAGATGACCTCAGTGAGGCGTCAATCTCGCAGTGTAAGCGACGTGCAGAAGATTTAGGCAGCTCATACTTTCTCGTATCTGCACCCGAAAAAGATAAGCCGAATAATCGCGGCGGTTGTTGGGTCTATACTGGAACTGGTAAACCGAATATCAACGGCATACTTACTATCGACGAGAAAGGCGGAAAATGTCATACGATGTCAAACCCCGAAGCTGATGAAGATGGCTTTTTGAAAGCATACGCCACTTCTAACTTGAAACGCATGTATGGTAAAGAAACAAAAACCGAAGTCCCTCTTAACCCCCCTAACCCTGAATGTGACCATACAACAAGAAGTCGGTGTATATTTAACAGCTATCATCATGTTGGTGATGGAACATGTTATCCTAATAATTGGAACGGATGGTGGGCATATGGTGGCTTATACAGATATAGCAAACAAGAATTGAAAGGATGGCTGAACGCACTTCACAATCGTAATGCCGATGGATTAGAACGAAATGCGGTAAACGAATACGTTGAAAAATGTAAAAGGACAGAGGGATACGAGTTTTTGGATGATTATCCTCAAACACGAACAAAAATCGAAAAGTCCGTTGCACTTTACTCTCTTAAAACTGGTGGACCAACCGGTGTAGACCAAACTGGACAAACTGGCCGTGGATATCTCGGACGTATTGCTTATATTGACCATAATGGCGAGAGACATGACTACCCTGCATCCGCACTTTCATTCATGCCCCCCTCGAAAAACGAGAAGGGTGAAACGCAGCCTGCTACCTATTTGAACTTGGGTGGATATGATACACGTTCTGCCGAGAGCTCCTATAGTCTCAAAGAAATCACACCTGGTAGTTTCAGCGAAGCAAGCAACTTGCTTTATAAGGCAAGCCGTGATGGTTGGTCTGCAGCGGCGTTTCATCAAAAGTGTGACAATAAAGGTCCAACATATACTCGTGCAATCATAAATGACGGGCGTGTATTGGGTGCATATACGTCTTTAAGTTGGTCGTCAAGTGTTCAAAACTACCAGAATGATACTACCGCGTTTCTTTATGACGGAACAACCAAATTCCCTTCAACAAATGGTGTATGGGGGTCCGGTGTATATGCCACGTATATGAATTCGGGGTATTATCCGACATTCGGTGGTGGCCATGATTTATATATTTGGGGTCAAAATATGTATAATAACGCGTATGGATTTACAACAAGTGATGGAAGAGCACCATTTGGACGAAACCGATACACATATCAACAATATTCTCTCAGAGACCTCGAAGTTTATTCAGTGGATGCCAATACATTTCCGAAAACATTAGAATTCGCACGTCGTTTGCGAACGATGCCGGTTGGTGAAAGCGTATCGGCTTCATTTGAAAAATGTCGCGGAATGTGTGATGCGGACGAAAAATGCGGCGGGTTCGTTTATACGAAAGGTTCCGCTGGTGCTGATGGTAAATGCGAATTGAAAGACCGTGCGAAAATGTATCCTGTTGGTTTGCGTGTGGCGAACCCAACAAAACAGTTGATGCTCAAGGTTCCGACCATCAACGGAACTATCAGCGATGAAACATGTAAAGTGAATAATGGTGCCTACACGATGATTGATAGTGCTCAATATGCACATTATCCGGATACTGGTTCTATGACATCGGGGACCAAGTGTAATATTCGTGGGCTTGTTCCAAAGGAAGGGTCTCTAAAAGCTAGCGATTTAACATCGATGTTTGGTGCGATAGATAAAGCATTTGACGAAACACAAGAAAAAACTGCGGAGTATCGTGACCAAACTGCAGTTCAGGCACCACCTGCTGTTGCCGGAAAAGGTATAACAGAAGGAATGATGACGCGTGATGATTTCTATAGCGATGCTGAAGGTAAAAAAACAAATTACGGTCAAACGATGAAAGGTGTTGAAGAAAATTTGAAGAAAATCGCAAATTCGGAATATCAGCGTGAACGCTTACTTGCGATGACCGAAGAAAGCAACAAATTATTAATTTCAGAATCATATAAATTCATTCTTTGGAGTATTTTAGCGATATTGGCTGTATTGGCTCTATTGAAGATAAAAGAAATGTTTGGCCAAGATGACGTTGATGAAGACGAAAGCGGCGGTGAAACGGAAGGTGTTGGAGGTGGTCTTTTAGCTACATTCCTAGGTTGGTTCGGTATTAAAAGCGTTAGCACTGATGATATTCCGGACAGAACCGAGGATGTAAAAGCCGCACTAACCTCTGCGGGTGAACAAATCAGAGATGCGGGGACCAATATCGCAACCGGTATAACAGAAGGTGCTGATAATTTAGTTTCTTCTGCAAACGAAGCGGCTACTGGTGCACTTGAAACTGCAAATAATCTCGTCGATAAAGCGAGAGAAACAGCTTCAGATGCCATCGATACAATTGGGACTGCCGCAACAAATGTAACTGGAACTGGAACTGGAACTGCCCCGACAACCGGTGGAAAATCCCGTGGTGGAAAGAAATAATAATATAATTAGTATTTATGGATTGTAACTACAAATTATATAACAAATGGTATATCAACTAAGTGAAAAAAATCAAATCTTAGTCGCTCTATTTGCGATTATCATATTATCTTCTGCCAAACTGTTCAAGGATTATTTGTTTCGTAAGAGATATGTTGAAGGGATGCAAGTTACAACAGAAACCAGCACGCAATTGAGACGAAATGCGACAGGTGGTGCAAACGTTACCGCGGAAGTATATTTATTCGTTACATTGGAACGAGATTTGTTATCTTCTCAAACATTACAGTTATCTTTGGCTGGTTCAAGTGCAAATGATGTAACTATCAGCGAGAGCACCGGCGACTATCGAGCAAGTGTAGTAAGTGGAACTACAAATGCAACATTATCTTCTTCTGGTTCATCGGCGTCAATTACATTTACACCAAGTGCTACAATTAATGCGGGTTCAATGATTAAAATAACGGTGGGCGGAATTACGATTTACCCCGGAAGTAAGGCGGATAGCAAACTTACGTCTACGATTACTATTGGAAATGGTGAAACATCTGTTTCGAGAGATTTTAAGATATTGGCTTCTGAATCATCTTCTTCAAACCAATATGTAAATCCTGTTGGTGCAACCAGTTCAGAAATTCAGACGGCAATAAACGACATTAACACGCGTCTGAATGCAACGCCTGCGATTGGGGATGCTGAACGAACCAATTTGTTGAAAGCTCGTTCGGCACTTGTGACTTTATTGGCGTCTACCTACGGAACTGTAAAAGAGGCGGGCCAAGTATTTGACTCTGATGCATTATTTGAAGCCCAACGGACCGCTATGGATTTTATCAAGAAAGAGAAGGCTCGTGCCGCAAATAACGCGAATGCTCTCAAAGAGGATAATTCAAATAAACGTCGCATGGCTCAAATCAACACCTATTATACTAAAAATTATGAAGCGAACACCGAAGTCATGAAAAACATTATTTATGTATCGATTGCGTTGATTTTTTTGGCGGTGTTACGTAACAAAGAACTTATACCTGCATCTATCGGGACTTTAGGCGTTATCTTTGTTCTTACGTTAGGAGGTATTGTGATTGGAAAACAAGTGTTCGATATTATGCGGCGTAATGACCATGATTTCGACAAATATGACTGGGTTTTCAACGAAGACGAACTGAACCGAAAGCAACTTATTCAGCAGAATTCGGACCCCGCCAATCTCTCGGAAATGGGAATGGGAATGGCACCATGCTATGGACCCGGTTGTTGTGATGTGGGAACCTCATGGGACGAAAATGCAAAGAAATGTATTCCTGGAGCTGGTGGACGTATTAGCGGAAGTGCGGTCTGGGCAGCTTCCGGAAGTTCTCTAACACTCAAATTAACGGTTACAAATGCATTATCGGCAAATGATACGATTAGCGTCGAGCTTCCAAGCGGATTGTTTTCAGGAACACCTGCTTTATCTTCAAACGCTGTATTATCAGGCACAAGCCTTACTTCTGGTATGTCTGTATTTACAATTGCACCCAGTCAAACCGTCCCTGCTGGCGGGTCAATTCCAGATATTGTTTTAACCGGATTGACCGTGCAACCAAATTCATATTCTATGTCTAGACAACTTAAGGTGAAAACATCAAAGGACATAAACGACGTTGGTATCAACATCACCGGTATCTAATAAGTAAAGTAATTATAATCTAACAATTATAGTAGTTATATTATAATAATCGATTTACACAACAAACAATAAATGGGTATCGATTTTAATGATGCAGAAGGTATTGAACCCGAACTTTTAGAACAAGCTCAAAAAGGAGAAGCGATGATGAAAAACACCGCCGCAACTGATGGAGAATCTTTGAAAATTTCGGGGGGAGGTGGCGGAGGTGGCGGAGGAGGAGGAGGAAATCTTCCATTCGATGATGTTATTCAACAATCGCAAAATAATCTAACAAAAGTAAAGCAAATCATATCGCAGGGTGGATTTACTGGTCCTGAAAAAGATAAATATACATTAAGTCTTCATCATGCAGAATGGGTTCATGCCCGTAATATAGAACATAAATGTGATAATGAAGTTAAAGAAAAGAGTGTGCAATACACAGCTTTAGTAAATGGAAAGGCACAAACCCATGAAATCAACAAAGCTCATACCGAATGGAAGACAACACGAGATAAATGCAAGAATAGTAGTTCAGAATTACTTGAAAAGGCGAATCAGTATATTGAGACGGACCGACGTGTTCGTGCAAATAAAAAAGCCGAAAGTGAATACTATCCATCCTTTTCAAATAAGGAGAAATTTGAAGTTCGGCGTAGTAGCGAACACAACAACAACGACGACGACGACGACGTTGAAGGATTTACTGGAACAAATATTTTGAAAGAAGGGTTCGACTTTTATAATGGTAGCAATTATGATGGCGGGAATAGCGTAGTGGTCGCTGCATCTGGTTCAACACCGGCAATCATGAAATACAACGCTCGCCTTCCCCGTTACACAGACACATCACGTGATACAACTGCTTCTGAAACAACCACGATTCTTCCGTGGAAAGAATACTATACAGATTGTGCTCTTATTACAGGCGACCTCGCTGCCCAGAATAAATGTATCGCCGCAAATAAAACAAAAGATAACTATATCGAAACAATAAACAATCAGTTCGAACGAGCGGATAAATTATTGAATATCTATTATAATATTAGTTTGAAAGGTGCGTATCGTGGAAATCAAAACTATTTATCTGACGCTGACATAAAAGCAATTCTTGAAAATCAAAAGAAAAATATTTCATTATACAAGCAGAATGCATTATATGATTATGACGAATACAATACTCTCGCATTTTATGAGGATTTGGTGATGTTTCTTTATTATGCAGTATTTGCTATTTTTGTATTGATGTCATTACGCGACTTTTTCTCGTCAACGGGTGTATATGATAAGCGAAACCTTATTATCTTAATACTACTTGGTATTTATCCGAAATACATCTTACCGGTTGTATTGTGGATACTGAACGGCCTTACCAAACTAACGGAAATGCTTGGATTGAAAAATATACGTTTTTGGAGCTCATCGACGGAATAATCCATCGAATTATGCATCGCTACTACTATCTTCATGTTCTTCCGGCACATCATCATCATCATCATATACAATCCGACATTTTCTCCATCCTTTTGTTGTTAATTTTCCGAATTTCTTCGTCATATAATCATAGAGCTCATTACCTTTTGGAATATTCTTACCATGTTGCACAACATACCATTTCTTGAACTCCTCATAAACTTCCATCTTCTTGATATACGTGTCTTCATCCGCAGCACGTATCTTGTCACGCAAGAACTCGGACAGATAATCCTGTGTATTCCTATACTTGTTGCTACTTGCCGTCACCGCTGCACATGTCCTCACTTTTCCATCTGTTTCAAATGCCTTCTTGACAAGCATCGCCATGAATACATTTACCCATGATTTAATCTTCACATCCAAGTTCTTGTCGATTAAGAACTGATATGGCTCTTCGGGGTCATCCGATTTCGGGTTCTCGCAGAATTTCGATTTATAAGGACACAGGCGAATACGACGCCATGTTCCATCATCGTTGCTCTTGATATCGAACAATACATTCGTGCATACAACAAGCTTGAACTGTGGGACGAACGTAATCGTATTCTTGAAGAGTGCACGAGCCGTCATATCATCTCCACCGGTGATTTCCTTCAAAATACCTTCGTTGATTCGGTCGCCCTTCGTCGGTTCTTGCATAACAGCATATCGAACACCTTTAAGAACAGCCAATTCTGGCGATGCACCGCCAATCATCGCACGTTTCTGTGTAACGGCTGTAATCGGGAGAACCGCCTTATACTCACCAAGACATGCAGACATAAGTTCGATGAGCTTTGATTTACCGTTACTACCACCACCGATATAAATATTGAAGGTTTGTTCGCGGTTTGTTCCAATAAGTGTCGATGCAAGATGTTCCCACATATACTCTCGCAGTTCGGGTTCTGGGAACAATTGTGCCATAAACTCGTTGATTTCGTCGATGTGTGTTCTGTGCCGTTCTGGGTCAAGTGGGATATAATCGATTTTCGTGGTTTTCGAAAGGTTGTCATCCGGTTGGCCACGCCGAAACGTCTTTGTCTTGAAATCGATAACGCCATTCTTGAAACACAATAGTTCAGGTCGTGTATCTATCTTCTCTTCGAAATCCTTATCATAAAACTGCTCACGCACCTCACGCATAATATTGTTCTTGAAGCTCGTCGTTTTTAGTTTGGTGCAGATATCTACGATACGACGTGACCTTTTGCGTGCGGATGTGTATTGGTCAGAAGTCGGGTCGAGTCCAGATGTCAAGTCCATAATCTCGCGGTGTTTTTTTGTATAAATATCATGCATATCTTTGGATATCAGAGCACGAAGCGAATTGCCTTGGTCACATTCTACCCAACGGTTCTTGTCGAACTCATACCACATATTATCTTTCACGCTTACACAGACGAAACGGTCTTTGAATATCGTGTATAATACTGTCGCCAAATCTACATCAGTTGATGCGTCGTTTGTCGTCTCATTACAAATGGTTTGATGAATGAAATTGTCGATTGTCTCATTACGGATACGTGTATACTCTTCGAGACAGTCATTCTTCGCCCAATACATGATGGAACGGCGTGTGAGTCCATCCGGACTATAAGGGAACCCACACCACGTATCATAATGTTTCATAATATCAGTATATGAGAATTTACTGGATTTTGCACTAAAGAGCATCCATGTAAGGAAGAGTTTATCGCTCGTATTATGAAGTGCAAGACCCACGCGGATCCACTTGTCGTAGGGGTCATAGTATTGCGACGGGAGTGCCATCGTGTAATAATGTGTTTCACTGATTTCATATTCTTTGGGTTCGAGCATACTCAACATGATTTCAATCGCCATCGTAAGTTCGGAATGATTTGTTATTTTATCCATGAGAATTGCACCGTTGTGGGACATCAACGCGTCAGCAGCACCGCCACCAGCACCAGCACCCCCAAGCCCCCCACCAGCACCACCAGTAATCACCAAGCGAATACGCTTTCCATCAGCTCCTCCACCATTCGCCCCGTTTCGTCCGCTCGACCCACGTTGCTGATTCATAATCGCATCATACTCAGCTTTCAAAGCAGGATTGTTTGGCAAGAGAGAAAACGACGAGTATCCTGTTTCAATCGCACCCGGTGCACCAGTTGCAGCAGTCTGAACTGACAATTTGGCGAAATTCTCCTTCACGTTGAATTTGCTCGTCTTCTCTTCTTGGCACATCCATGCACTATCTTCGTCGTCTGGGTCGTGCATCATGATGAAATGATACTTCAGCATATACGCTTTATGACCCGGTTTGCGTGAACCGTATAATTGCCAATTTGTATGACCACGCGATATTCCTTCATCCAGCACATCATTCCATGTATTTGTTATGGGTAAATCTGTCCAAATATCCGGTAATTCTTTCAGCATTCGCGAACGCAGCATCCTCTGAATCGGACGTTCAACATTCACGCCAATTATCATATGAATCCCATCCTTAGTTACATCGTCCAACTGGTTGACATCACTTTTTTCGAAGACATAAATCGGAATTTGTGCATCACTCGGTATTTCAACCAACGTCTCCAACGTTTGAATGTATGTCTGTATCATATCCAATACATGTTCTTTGGAATGCTGACGTTTCGTTATACTGGTATCATACCTGAAATCGAAATCCACCGTAATAAGCCCTCGTTCTGGGTTTTGCTTCTCCGTCAAGAATTCTTGCTTTCCGTTTTCAAATACATGTGTATAATATTTCTTCCAAAACACCGGCAAAATCGCTGGTGGAATCGTATAAACTCCGCCATGGACGTTTAATGCCTTGTCTCCAATCCTCGTATGTGTATACGCCTCACCTGGTTTCGAAACATGATGTTTCATGAATTGTTCATATGTCATTCCTGCACAAAGTGATTGGTATGATGCGGTCATCGGGTCTGTGACCGCCGAATTTGTTCCTGCTCCATTTACTGTTGTCGTCGTCATTTGTAGCGGCGTTATCTGTCTTGTTGAATTCTAAATTTGCAGGTTCAAACTTCAATTTTGTTCTGGATTATGAATTGAAATTTCTATAACCTCTGGGTTTATATATTCCAAAGGTTTTATCTCTAAATCTGATCCCCCAAAAATGGCACTTTGACTTTTCCATTGCAAAAAACCTTCAAAAAATGGGGATACTTTTATTTTCGTTTTTCTTGGCACGGGACTTTTGTAAAAAAAATGTTTTTGCCCGTAGATTTTTTTTTTGAGTTTGCATTTTTCATTTTGTGACGATAACTCGTCATGGGTAAAATATTGTGAGCATAATGGTCACGATGATTTAATTACGGATTATTGTGTTTGCTAGGGTTATCGTCACAAAAACGGCGGGTTCGCTCAATAAAAATTGAACAACTTAAAGAAAAGAATATGGATTATACAAGTAAAATACGGAAATGCGTCAGTTGATTGAGAATGTTTGCGAAATGATTGCATCGAATTTGAACACTTCTATCGTTCTTCTTCGAAAAAAAGAAGTCATTCAGTGGTTATTTGGAGACCTATCATTTCTACCAGAGATTGAAAAAAAGAACAAGACTTCGGATGAAAAAGTATACAAAGTGCTTGAAGATAAATGGGGACAGGAAATGCTGAAGATTCGCCGTCCAGATTTGAAGTTGGATAAACAGTGGACAAACAAGTTTGGGGAGCATATATGTGAAGAACTGTTCTGTTTACTTGGAAAAAGTGTTACAAAACCTGTAAACAAACATCATTATCAACCAGACGCTGAAGTGGATGATGCTATATTAGAAGCCAAAGCACAAACATTTTATACATCTGGAACTGCCGGAGAAAAAATTCTTGGTTCGCCTTTCAAATATGCCGATGTGCCTGAATTGTATGGTAAGCCACTGAAGATTGTTTGTATTGGAGGTGCAGAAAAAGTATGTCGAGAGAGTTATGGTAACCTTCCAGGCGAAAAATCAACCGTGAAAAAAAAGAAAATATTGGAATTTTTCCGCGGAATCGGGGTTGAATACGTTGGTGCAACCGATATTCTCATGTCGCTGGTTCCTCAACCCACTGACCATATTAGTTCGTAATGAGAACCTCGTTTGCACGAGATTCGGGTTCTTTCGAATGAATCGAACGACGACAACTGATGACTTTGGTAGTATATAACGGTTCTGGAAATGCTGTCTTTACAAGCGATACATCCGCATTACTCATCAGCATATTTACCTTTTTATTCTTCAATTCTGAACATAGCGTAAATAGTGTGTTGTGATTATCGAGACCAAATCCGTCTGACGTATAAGATACAAACGATGTGCTGTTTTCTGGAGCATAAGGCGGGTCAAGATACATGAAGTCGCCGGCCTGAACTCGTGCAAATGCGTCGGAAAATGGACAGTCTATAAATATGACGTCGTTGATGAGTTCGGAAACACGCATGATGTGTTCTTCGTCCATAATCGATGGATTCTTATAGTTCCCAAATGGAACGTTGAAACCTCGTGGTCCTTCACGGTATACTCCCCGAAAGCATGTTTTATTCATAAATAAAAGCATCGCTGATGCAGTTATCGTCTGTCGTTCATCTTTGGATAACGAGTTGAACTTTGTTCGTATCCAGAAGTAGTATGATTCGGGTGATGTTCGTGCTTCTTCTAACGTTGATGCTTTTCTATTCATTTGTTGGTTTTCTTTTTCACATGTTGCATATTCTTCTATTAATTTCTTTACTTCGGCGATGAGTGCAACAGGATTAGATTGAATATTTCGATAGAGACCAATTAAATTTGAGTTCAAATCACTTGCGTATATTTTGCCGGTTATTGTAATGTGTCCTTTTACTTTGTTTGAAAGAAGAGCCAAAAGAACGCTACCTCCTCCCAAGAATGGTTCATGATAGTTATTCATCGTTATCGGAAAACGTTCGATGATTTCGTGGATGATTTGCGTTTTTCCACCAACCCATTTCAGGAATGGTTTTTCTATTATATCAGGTCGAGGTTTGGTAGTATCGTTAGAAGCCATCGTTCTGTATATATCATTTTTACTATAAGTTCTTTTCAATTTTATAGAGATGAATACGTAATTCTTCCTTTTTCGCCGAAAATATTCCGTTCAAAATTGGTTCGTTTTCGAAACTTTCAAATTCAATAGATTGGATATTTATGTTTCAATGATAAAACCGCCGAAAATATTCCGTTCAAAATTGGTTCGTTTCAAAAGTTTCAATTCCAACCGGTCAGAAATTCATGTTTCAAAGATAAAACCGCCGAAAATATTCCGTTCAAAACAGAAAATCCCTATCAAATAATGGCCATTTTTGACCCCCTAATTTTGGACATTTTTTGTCCGCCAAAAATGTCCTTTTTGGCCTTTGTGCGTGGGAGTTTTAAAATATGAAATGCAAAACATCGATTTTTGGGTTTGTGACCATTATGCTCTCAAAACGCATTTTTTGTCAAAAAACCACCTGACTGATAATTTTCGAGGGTCGGTGGAGGCGTTTGAAATGGAGGGTTAAAATCGGACATTTATGTAAAACGGATATTTAGGATATAATATCGGATATATCTATATAATGCCTACTAATTTTTATTGTGATAAATGTGACTTCAAATGCACTAAACAAAGTATCTATAACAAGCATTTGGAAACAGCCAAGCATAGAAAAACGGATATTTTCGTTGGATATATGGATAGAAAAGATACAAATGTATCATTTCTATCCGTCCAACAGGACGAAGGATATACATGCCCATTCTGTCGTAAATCATATAAATACCATTCAGGCTTATGGCGACATAAGTCAATATGTAGTAAAAACAACGAACATACAATCAATAACGTTGATAGTGATACTGACTCAGATAATGAAACTATATTAGATGAAATATCTCAAACAGAAAATATTATTATACGTAAAATAAAAAAGAAAGAAGAGTTAACAAACAAAAAACTTAAACACCTTACTGATGAAAATCGTGAAATAAAAATGCAAATGAAGATGATGTTACAGATGATGACTACAAATAGCCAATTTCAATCACATATGATGGACTTAATTAAGACACAAGTTACAAGTCTCTCACATCCACCGATACAACAACATACACAACCACTTGTTCCGACTACATCCGGAGTTTCAGTATCCGGTGATATTTCCACATTCAATAACAGCACGAATAGCAATAATACCAACAACAGCAACAATAACACGTTCAATATGAATCTGTTCCTCAACGAGAAATGCAAAGACGCGATGAACATGAAGGACTTTGTAAATTCTATCCAGTTGAATATGACTGATATGGAGAATGTTGGTAGGCTTGGTTATGTTGAGGGAATGTCGTCTATTTTTATTGACAACTTGAAAAAAACCGATGTTTATAAGCGACCGGTCCACTGCAGTGATGTAAAACGGGAGACCTTATATGTGAAAGATAACAACCAATGGGAGCGTGACGGCCCTGACCACGCGAAAATGACAAATGCGGTTCTTGCAGTAGAACAGAAGAACGTGGCTCTACTAAATGAATGGGCGAAAGCCAATCCGCGATGTATGAATAGTGATACTCGAGAAAATGATAAATACTTTAAGTTATCGAAAGCTGTCACCGATGGGGATGCTGACGGGAATATCGCTAAGGTAATACATAAAGTAGCCAAGCGTGTAACAATAGAAAAGGACCGAGATGCGTCGTTGCAAATCGAAGAACCATAAAATACATAAAATACATAAAAACAATATTGGATTTACTCTAAAAACACGATGCAGGACGATACAATCAAAGTGGTCATCCCCAAAGAAACTGTCACACGTCTCCTTCGGGACATTCGCGACGTAATGACCGACCCTACATTAACAGAATGCGGTATCATGTATCGACACAGCGAAACAGATATGCTTACTGGCTATGCATGTATTGTTGGTCCGTCGGATACACTTTACTTCGGCGGATATTATTTCTTTGTCTTTAAGTTCCCTACGAATTATCCACACTCGCCTCCAGTTGTCAGTTTCATAACAAATACAGGTAATATTCGGTTTCATCCCAACTTTTATGCAAATAAGAAGGTATGTGTATCTATCGTGAATACATGGCGTGGAGAGCAATGGTCGGGTTGTCAGAACATCCGGTCGGTCTTGATGACATTTCAGTCTTTGTTAGACAAGGAGCCGCTTCTTCACGAACCTGGTATTCGTCAAGGCCATAGTGATTTTAATTCATATCATCATATCGTGGAGTATTACAACTATAAATTTGCGTGTTTAACATTATTGAAGGACCTCACTACGTATGTGGCAATAGAATCGTCTCTGATTCCTGAGTTCAAAAGGTTCATGAAAGACCGGTTTCGAGAGAATAAAAGACGTATTCGAGAGATTTTAATGGAACGTATGAAACAATTTCCCGAACGTAAGCCGGTTTCGATTGGATTATATGGTTCAATTTATACATTCATTTCATATGACACGATAATGAAGGACTACGACGCGGCGGTGGCTGCAGTGGAGACATGTGATGCATCAGCATCAGCATAAGTATTGTAAAATTCGAAAATACTTAAATTGAAATTAAATGTATCTGTATACAATATACACCGACTGTGTCCTACATTTAAGAGGAAGAAGATGCATTTCTGTTCTGTATGCAACAATATGTATTATATCAGTATTACTCCAGAGAATGAACTGCAGTATTACTGTCGCAACTGTGGTAACATCGATAATACAACTGCGGCGGACAATATTTGTGTATCCAAAGTGAATGTGAAACACACGACAACCCCTCAGTCGTTCTCACAAGTCGTAAATAAATACACAAAGTATGACCCGACTTTACCACGTATCCATACAATCCGTTGTCCAAATGATGAGTGTCCAAGTAATCAGGTCTCTGCTGAAAAGGCGAGTTCGTCCGCGAAGAAAAAATCCCACAACGAGATTATATATGTGCGATATGATGACACGAATCTCAAATATGTATATTTATGTGCAAAGTGTGACAAAGTATGGAATACTGAACAACAATAAATTGAAACATAATAAAGTGTGAAGCATATATATATACACTTTATGATGTCAAGTGGTATTCCTACTTTCCCCAAAAAACAATTACGTGAGGCCGACGATTCAGAAAATGAAGAAGAGGAACCGACAATACAAGAAGAAGATTCTGATGCAGAAAGTGGAGGCGGCGGCGATGCGTCTTCCAACGCGAGTGGTGGTGATAGCGACGATGCATCTTCCGCCGCACTTTCGAGTGATGTAAGCGAAGATGAAGAGGATGATAATGAAGCTGAACGAGAAGGAGGATACAGTAGTGCAGACGAAGTCGAAGGAGGAGATGATGAAGAACCAAGCATCAGCACAAAAAGAAATAAAAAGAAAGGTTCATCATCTGGCCGTAAGAAAAATCTGGAAGATGATATGACTTTACTTGGAGTTCCACATGGAATTTATGACGACGATGACGAAGATGAAGATGATGATGATGACAGCGATGAAGATAAAGACAGTAGCGAGTATTTCCAAAAACTTAAGTCTACTGTTCGTGAAAGCTATATTGATACATACCATCCGGAATCGACGTCGCACAACTATGATGAAATTCAAACCCTTGCCAAAGTTGTTCGAAATAGTGCAGGAGTGATTGTAGACGATTTACACAAAACAATACCAATCATGACAAAATACGAAAAAACAAGGATATTGGGTCAACGTGCCAAACAAATCAACGAAGGTGCTCCGGCATTCATCAAAATCGATTCAACCGTTATCGATGGATATTTGATTGCGGTAAAAGAACTAGAACAAAAGAAGACCCCATTTATCATTCGCCGACCGTTACCAAATGGCGGTTCGGAATACTGGCGTGTTCAAGATTTAGAAATATTGTAAACACATGTGCAACGGCGGCCGCGACCGTGGCGATGGCGATGGAGATGGAGATGCCGTTAGAAGTATATTATTTTTTACTAACTCGGTGAGTTGTATGCATAATAACGAAACAATTCACGGTTGTATATTTGAACACGTTTTGATAAATATATTGGCGGTTCATTATCACCCGACGATGACGAAGTTGACGATACAGAAAGTGATGATGATGAGTTTGTTTTAGGTGTTAGTCCCAATCGATAGTCATCATCTGAACGAGGTGACGATGACGACAAAGACGACGAATACAAAGCATTATTGTTATTATTACTATTGTTCATTTCTCGAGTGACACAACAATGTAAATAATGTTTGATAGATGAAAAAATGTTACAATTCATTTATTTTGTTTTATTTTATTTTTAACGGGGTAGCAGTATATATACAACAAATGCATATAATAATTTTAACATTTCCAGCGTTTTCCGCATTCCAAACATGTAACAAATGTTGTCATCGGTTCATCCGCAGAACGAGTTTGCAACTGGTAATACGTGCATTTCTTTGATTTGCACTTGTTACACGTAAAATTGTCAGTAGACGCTTCGATATTCGGTTCATACTTTTGCTTGTCACGGACCTTCTTGTCTTCAATCAACTGTTTCCATTTTTCTGGGCACATTTCTTGGTGAGTCATAAATGCGATATCTTGTGACTTTATATTTCCTGAAATTATCGCGCTTGAAACATCGGGTTTCTTCAAGTTGATGTATACCGAACGAAGATGGTCAATATATAATGTCACAAAGAACGGATTTGACCATTTTTTCACGATATTATTTTTTGATGCGTGCTGAACTGTCCAATTGAATATACCTTTTTCAATATTTGTCGAAATTGTATCGATATCAGTAGCTGTGGTGGTGGTGGATGCAGTAATGGGTTCGGTGTTAGTCGATGTGCGTGTTTGTAATAGAGATATGAACCTTTTCCGTATTTCGTTGCGAAATTGTTCTGGATACGCGATGGTTTCGACCTTTGACATAGAAATCTATTGTATTGTATAAACTATAATAGATTTCTTTATTCAATTTTTCATATATACTCCTCTTCACTAAGTTCTGTCTCACTTTCCTGTGCAGCAGGTGGTTCTTCAATAACTTTTTTTGAGCCGGAGGCCTTCTTCGTAGCGGTTCGTTTTGCTTTGACAGGGTTAGATGACGCGGACATGGACGCTTTGGACACAATCTGATTTTTTATAGAGCGTTTTTTAGATTGAACAGGTTCTTCGTCCTGAAAATCGATGTCTGCATCGGCATCGGCATCGGCGTCTACGTCTGAATTCATCGGAGAATCTGATGGTGGTGTTACTGATTCTGTTTCGGTTTCTGTGATGAATTCACTTTCAGTCGATTCGGATTTATTTTTCTTTCCACTGCGTCCTTTTGCAGCACTCGATTTCCGTTGTCTTTTACAACGAGGAGTTTTATCTTCACTATCATCATCGACTACAAATCCATCCTTTAAATATCCGTTATTGGTCTTTTTATGTGAAGGCACAGCGTCTAATTCATCCACCTCATTTTCATCATCAGCAGCAGTTGCAGCTAAGTCTTCAAAACCACCGAACAACTTTTCATAGATTGTATTCCATAAATCGATAGTTAAATTTATCGCATTTTCTTTATCTACACGTGCAACAAGTGCAATATTCCCGTAAAAGATGATTTCGTCGATGGGTGGTGGCATCTCATATTTATTTTCATATCCCGCACGTCCATCGGTCTTCGCCCATACATCAACATAAATGTATTTTGGTACGACTTCTTCGGTTGCAACACGAAATTCAAGCTTCTTCTTATTCTTGTATCTCCATGTATGATAACAACTAAAGCCGTCATGATTACGATATCCGCATTTTTTAGATAACAAAACTGTAAGTTGCTCTAAAGTTGTTTCGTTTTCTGGTTCGACAACACATTCAGATAACGTTCCTGTTTTTGAAATAATGACAATTGATGTTTTTGTATTTTTACTTTGTTTTTCTATTTTTTTGTCTTGTTTAAAAGGTTGAGTATCGATGACCATAATTGAAGGTGCCATTATGCATATATCATACTATTGAGTTGTTTCTATATCATTTATGCGGTGGTGTCGTGTGGTGTTGCAAACGTGCATCATGATATAAACATACTTCATGTGTCTATATAATCAGACATTATTATGGCTAGCAACGTCGGGACAAACCATGTACGAAACCAAAGAAAAAATCAGAATGCACGACAGGCTACGATGATATCTGGTCTAAGCACGATTTATCGTAATCAAACAACTACCCATTCAATACAAATGCACCAACAAACCGAACCACGTATTTTTTTACTCGATATAACGTTAGAAGATATGAATGACATGTATTCAAAAATACATGGAATAATCGAAAAAGGTCGCCTTCGCCCCAAAGGAACCGAAGTGTTTTTCGTAACTAAAAAAATGGAGCATTTCATTATTAGTGAAGATACTGTATATGAAATTCGAGCGGGAAGTTCCGGTTCCGGTTCCACACTCGCTGAACGTATTCCGATTGATGGACCTGTGACAACTGTAGAAATGCAAGTTTCAAAGATGTTCGATGATGACACCACGAAACAAACCACGTTTATAGTTCCGTTACTCGTAGATGAAAGCTATTATCAATTATCTAATGTAATAACCCCGTCATCTACGAATGTGAACGCGATATCATTTGTTGGTTCGCATATTTCACCCAATCATATTATTGAAAAATACATGAAAATTGTAATAAAACTACATCCAAAGTCGATGAATTCATTTGTATTTATTATGAATGAAGACGAAACACAGGTTCTTGATTTTTATATCACAACTGAAAATGGCATAATTGAGAATAGACAAAAAAGTAAAGATATTATTACAAAAACATGTAAGGATGACATAATATCGTTTATAGAACACTTCAAAATATGTTCGTAATATACACATGAATACAATATATACTATTCGTAATGTTGTGGTTATTACAAAATATTCTTTTTTCTATTAGTTTAATTGTAGTTATACATTACTTGTACATCTATTTTGAGACAACGCTAACTGCACCAAAAGTTAAAGATTTGATACATTGCCCAAAGCAAAAATATAAATCACTATTTGACACCATAAATAAGAATTTAGACAATAATGTTTCGCAACAAAATAAAGGAGGAGGAACGCGAGAACATTCCCGAGATTTAGGAACTACATCCGTAGCCGGAGCCGGAACTGGAACCGGTATAGAAGACAGGAATGATAATGAATTTACTTCAGAATATAGTGCATATAATGAACCCAACGGTAAGTCAAATATGAATAAAGGGGTAAACGACATGAAAACAGATTTGAAGGCTTTCTTACGAGGTATTGGTCTGAAATCAAAGTCCAATTCTGAGAATTCATTCCGACCAAGCTATGAAATGAGTTAAAGATAAATCACGTATATTTATTATAATTATCGTCATCGTCGTCGTTACGAATGCAACAATTTCGGAATCATAAACCATATCAGCAACACAATAATCAACATTCGCATTCGATGCGTGTTTTGAATACACAAGATAGTGATACATTATTGTCTAATTTTCCTACTACGAGACTTTCTTATGAAGTGTCTATTCATAAGAACGACACACAAACTTCGCAGGCTACAGGTATTGATTATAAATGTTTTATTCTGCCAAAAGGAAGACGGTGTATCGCTTGGGCTACGGAATGGAAACATAATCGGATATTTGCGGTGATTGAAATTGACGGGGTAAATAATCGACAAGACCGCGGCCACGACCGTGAACGTGGAAATAATGACCGTCCAATCATTCGAAAATTTCATCAGGAAAACAGTTGGTATCCGGGAAGGGTTCGTATATTCGACGCATGCTTTGAGCGAACTCTGGTGTATGGAACTGTGTTCGGTGGTGTGATGTTTCGCACTTCGATGACGAATGCTCAATTATTTTCAATACATACGATTTACTGGTATAAAGGTAACCAAATTCCGGCTCTTACTTGTGTTGACCATATTCAATTATGCGAAGAACTATTTTATCAAAACAACATTCGGCAAGTCGCTTATACAAAGGATAGCAGTGTAATATTTGGATTACCTGTGTTATGTAATACAGAACAAGATGCAGAACGTATATCACGCGAACTGCCCTATGATACATTCGCAATACAATATCGTTATTTCACGCATACACGTGTATTTCAAAAAATGCTTCAAGACATGAATATGTCTACGATACAGCCGATGATTACAAATGCATCAATATCAATCACACCCGAACAACCACTTACTAAAGTGAAAGCACCCGTCGTCGTTCCAACAATACAAACAAAACAAATATTCGTTCCTCCACAAGATGAAATGCTTACGAATATTCAAGCGACGTTCATCGTACGTCCGAATATACAAAACGATGTGTATGAGTTATTTGTTTTGCCTGATAACCAACGCCAACCGGAACCGATTTTTCATAACTTTGCACATATACCCAGCTATAAAACAAGCGTAATGATGAACCGTTTGTATAGGAATATTACAGAAAATGAGAGATTAGATACGATGGAAGAAAGCGAGGATGAAGATGATTTTGAAAATACTGAACCAGACAAGTATGTTACTCTATCGAAGGAATATAAGATGGTCTGTCGATTCAATAAACGGTTTTGTAAATGGGTGCCGGTCGAGGTAACGCCAACCGGTAATGTAATCACCGCACAACAGGTAAAACAACATGAGATAAGGTATGTAAATTATCGACGTAATAAATGAGTATAAACGAAATGTATTGTATTATTATACTGTTTGTTCGATTCGTAGCGTTTGATATAATTCGATGAAACCGCCTGTCTATTCGAGTTCTCTTTCGTTCCATCACCTATTTCGTAATTCATTACATCCGGTAATCCGTGAATGGAGAAAGTGCATACCATATGTTCAACCGTGTTATGCGGTTTCACCTTTATCATCGCACCAAACAATTACTCTTATGCGACAACATCGCGTCCCTATGATTTGTGACACACCTGCACAAACAAAGGCAGTAAACGATTATGCATTAACGATAGAAAGTAGTCGATTTGGAACGAATGAATGTATCGTTCGTAGTCTGGCTTCGGCTTCGCCTCTGGCTTCGGCTTCGCCTCTGGCTTCGGCTTCGCCTCCGCTGTGGGTGTATACCACAATTTCAAATGACGGTGTGGAGCATGCACGACAAATGTTTGAACACATATGGGCAAATAAGTATATTCTCAAAGGTATCGTATTTGATATTCATAATTTTGCTGATACATCGAGGGGGTCAATACCACCGTCGATGTACAGTTATAAAATTGCAATTGACTACCTTTTTAGAAACATCATACATCCATTCGAAAAGGAATATGGTATTCAGACACCATGTATTATGATGGACGGACGCGAACATATCACACGAATCGACCATTTACATGAACTACATAACCATGCTTTTACAAATAATATAGAACCAGTTTCTAGTCATTTAAAAAATACTGAATTGCGTTTGATTGTAAGTGAGTTATTTGATTGTTATCATAGATAAATTTGGATTTTGTTATATATACTATATATACTAATAATTACTTCACGATGCAAGAAGAACCACTCAACGGAGGTGCTAAGCGTAAAATAATGTTGAAAGGCCATCATATGAATCTTCAGCCTTCAGCCCCTATTAGCGGAGAGAAAATCAAGAAGATTAAGCAATTTGTCTTCAAAAATACTAAGAAATATTTAGAGCGTTTGCGTTCATCTCCTTGCCGCTCACAGACTAAGAAGAAATGCGAAAGTCGTAAGCTTACATCAAGCTGCAAGTATGCTCGCGGGACCAAGCGTTCATTCTGCCGCAGGCGTTCAAATAAGAACTACCGGTCGTAAACTTCGATTCCATTCGATTCCATTCCATTTCATTTCATTATAATATCACTATAGTATATCATAATGTCATCTCAATATTTGCATTCAAACCCGCTAGCCGAGCATAATTCAGGCATAGCATTATCTAGTAAGGATATTCCTCAAAATGGAACCGGTAATATGTATGATGGGCAAGGTGGTCGTGCTTTTGTTCAAGGTGGCGGTGGTATGAGCCAGTTTCATTCATTCAATCCGGGAAATTCAGAAGCTGACAGTGCTTATGCGAGAGGCTCATACGCACCAGTTAGTGTAGGTTTAAATTCTGTCGCTACCGGAGGTTCTACCAGAAAAAAAATGTCACGTCGTAATCGTAAATCGAAGGCGTCATACCGTCGTCATCTTCGTGTAACGAAATGCAAGAAGTGTAAGTGCGATATTATTGTTGGTGTTGGTGGTGTGCGTCGCCATAGCCGTTTGTGTAAACACAAGTCGTGCAAAAAATCTCTCAAGAAGACTCATACACGACGAAGAAATCAGCAACACGGTGGAAGTGCTAATGGTGCTTTTGGTAATGCTGCTTATTCTATCGCAGGGGCAGGAACTGAAGTAACTCCTTCAACTACTGCATTAGCCAACCCTGCACCCCATACAGCTTATAATAGCTGTCATCCGGTTATGTAAACGAGAGGTTCCATTTCATTCGAGAGGTTCCATTTCATTCGAGAGGTTCCATTTCATTCGTTCGGTTCCATTTCATTCGAGAGGTTCCATTTCATTCCACTAATTGAATCAAGCATTTTCCATTTGTTTTTGGAATGGTTGATTTCATCTTCGATTTTGCATTTACTTCCGTCGTTACCGAGAGATTCCCCGTTTCTTCATCAATTTCAATAATATCAGCGTCGGCAATCGATGCTTCTTCTTCTATCATTCGTTGATTTTTTGCAGATGACGCCGACGCCGCCGGTGGCTGATATTTCACCGTCCAGTTATTTTTGTAATACCCTTCGGTATCTGTCATCATAATACGATATCTCTGCTTGATATAATATGTTTGTCGCTTCAACCACTGTGCACGGAATACATCTTGCGGGTCTATAATATCAATCACGAGAGGCGACGCGTGCTTAACACGCAATATACGTCCAACCGACTGACATACATCTGTTTTTGGCGATGCCATAATAAGTGTGGTTAAGGTCTTGATATCCAATCCTTCTGACGCCATCGCATATGTCGCAATAATCACCTTTTTGCTTTCGCTGAGTTTAAGTGCTGCCTCTTTCATTCCACCAACGTAGTATCCAACTGTCGCAATTTTACGATGTTCTATCGCGTCATGGAAATACTCCAAAAGTGACCGATTGTGTGCAAGTATCATAACTTGTTGGTCTGGATTTGTCTTCAGTTCATTTTGTAACACATCTAATATAAACTCGCTTCGGCGATTGTAATTGCATACTTTAGAAATCATAGTGCTGAATTTCGGATTGCCTCGATAATCATATTCGGTTTCGTTGAATTCTGCGTCGTCTACTTTATATTGTATTCCTTTCACGACAACTGCGTGAGAGGTTGTATCGTTTTTCTCTTTATGAACCACATCACCCAAGAAATATTTAAATACTTTCGTCAGACCATCTTTACGCACCATCGTTCCAGATAATCCAAGTGTATATTTTGTTACGACCTTCATCATGCATCGACAAAACACTTCCGCTGACATATGATGACATTCGTCGTATACTGAGAGACCAAATGTATCAAACAAATCTCTCGGATACTCCTTCATCGAAAGTGACTGAAGCATCCCGATGACAATATCTTTATCGTCGATATCTACGATTTGTCCCTGTATCATTCCGACACGTGCTGCGGGAAGAAACTGTTGAATTCTCTCGATCCACTGATTCAAAAGGAAACTTTTATGAACGATGACGAGAGTTTTCATTCGAAGACGAGAGATGATATTTAACGCCATAACCGTTTTACCTTTACCGGGGTCAACATCGAGTAAACCGCCACCACCCATTCCGGCGTTTTCGGGTTTTGTGACTTGATGTATGTATTTGTCTACGATTACATTCTGGTATTCACGCATCTCGCCCGAGAATACGAGAGAATCTGCGACAGGTGTTCCCGGCGGAATTCGCGTTTCTTCAGGTGGACCATATATTTTCGTTCCATAAAACCGAGGAATGTATATTTTTTTAGAACATTCGCGGTAAATCGGAAATTTAGGTGGTTGAACCGGTGCTTTAGGAACATATGCACCTACGGTGAGTTCTTCTCTCAACAACTTCAAATCGTCGGCTTCCATGCATTCTTTTAGAAGAGTATATCCACGCGGACCATAATACGATACCGCGGAAGCGGCGGGGACGGCGGCGGTAGTGCAAGCTGTTGCGGTCATAACGTTGTGGTTTTAAAATAGATTGTTCGAGAGATTTCAATTCTACGCTATTTTAGTTTTAGAATAATAATATATTATCTAATAATAATAACATTCTATCTCGTTTATATATAAGCCGTTATTTATTCCTTATACAATAATACGATGGACACATTTCGAACATTAATGCGTCAAGAAAAGCAACACGAAATGGTGATTTTCGTTCTCTTGATTTTGTATATCGTTTTTACACCGTCGGTCCCCCCTGCTCTCGCCAAATATGCTGAAAGCACAGTCGGTCAGGTCGTCGTTGTTATTCTTGCGATTACTCTTTTCCTCGCCACCAACCCAGTTGTCGGTATTTTAGGATTTTTGGCCGCATATGAGTTTATTCGTAGGTCGAGCCGTGTCACCGGTGTTTATGGTATTGAGACATTTTCACCGACGGAGCAGAAGAAGCAGGAAGTGATGACTGCGATGAACCCTGCACCTGTGAAGACTCTTGAAGAAGAACTCGTGGACAGTCTCGTAGTTATCTCTCCGAATGATGAAAATAGCGGTCTTTCTGATGGCGGTTCGTTTCAGCCCGTTCTCGGCGAACTCTATGGTGCCGTCGAGCCCGAGTATTCTGGTGTCATCTAAGTAATGATATATGTATTTGATTATATAAGTATTTGATTTTTGATACATACGCTGCGTATTTCTATGTATGTATCAAATCGAATGTTCGTCGATGAAGCACCGCACCGCACCGACTACCAAAATGTCTCAAAATTATTGATAGGGCGTCCGCCATGCTGCCCCATTACTACACCCGATGCATTTACTTTATTGCCGAAACGGTTAAAAAGGAAACGGAAAACATAAAACAAGATTGCCGCAATAACGAGCCCAACTAAGGTCCCGATAAGTGTTCTGAAAATATCGTTTTGTAAAATCGATTCCCAGCTTATTCCAAACTTACTCATATCTAGTTCTGCCAAACTACCAAGCTCGCCATTATTTGCAGATTGTTGGTATAAAACGGTTCCATCTTCACCGGTAGGGTTGCATTTAATATAAATTTCATCGTTTCCTTTTGCATTATTTGCACCACGCTTGTTGTAGTAATACATGTTTCTAGGCATCTTGTTTTCACTAATCGGACCGGTTTTGGTAACAGCAGTATCTCGGTTCGGGTCATTTAAACTCGCCAACGAATCACGAAATACGAGAATCGCGTCTTTTTTATGATAGACGATGTAGTTATATACACCGGTGTATTGTGGTAATAAATGGCGACCTACATAAGTAAAAAATCCCTCCTTTGGAATAAGGTTGCCTAAATTGAAATTATTCACATCGGAAATATATTTTCCACCGCTGCTTGAACGACTAGGTAGATTCTGTAATATTGAGTTCATGATATCAGAGCTTTGTTTACCACTGCCATTTCCAATATTGATAGGGATAGAGACGATTAAGTTGCGTCCATCTGCACTGGAGTGATATGCCAGTATTTCTGCATCGGCAAGAGCTCCGTCATAACGATGTAACGACGGCTGATGAATATGTATATGGTCTACTTTATAATCAACACCGTTGTATCTTGCTGGATAGATACCGCCGCTTCCACTGTCATATGGAATACGTAAATATGAACCTTTATGAAATACGTTACATGTGCTTGTATTGTATTGATAAGAAAAGTTACAGGTGGATGAACACTGTCGGTCTTCTTTTCGCATAATGTCGGATGTCAAATTCACTGGTGCATCGCGATTTGAATTTTCTCTAGATGCTGAAGCCATTTGAATATTATATATATTTTACGTATTGTATGTATTTCTATATATAATATTATATATAAATTATGTATATGGAACCGGATGAAATTATCACGAAATAAGATACGAAAGATACGAAAACAACATCATCAAAGTGTGCGAAAATGGAAAAAACAGAATAAGTCGGCACGAAGAACTACATTTAGACAAAGTCGTCGTCAAAATATGTTGGGAGTTATGACAAAGTATCCCGCGAAACTCACGAATGTCGTGAATCGAACGTTGAAAAAGTATATACCTGTATCGGAATTGAATGAAATAAAAGAGCAATACCGTAAATTTCGTCAACAAAGACGTAAGAATACAAAAACGCGGTATGAAATGGCGGGTGGTGCCAAAGATGATGAGCTGATATCCTCAGAACATGTGAATGTAGTCATAGATACTGCGTTAGCTGCTGGGGTAGCTGCGGCGGCGAATGCCGCTGTCAAGGCAAATGCAGGTAATACCCAACTGATTGCTGTAAATTCTGACCCCAATCCTGAAAATCCCAACGAATCTTCAAGTAAAGAAAATAATGATAAAAAAGGTAATGATGAAAAAGGTAATGAAGGAAATACGGATACATCCGCGGGCGAACCCGACGCTGACACCAAAAAGGACCAACCATTATCTTTAGGTCCCGATATTGAGGGTGATATTTCAATCGGCACCGAAGAGCATGAATGTAAGGACGAGAATGAAGTATGGAAATTAGTGCAGTTCCTTATCGAAAAGGGTCTCCCATATTATATTCAGATTGAACTGAAATCCGGTGATAAACCTTTGAATAAAAATGACACTTCGATATTTGACCTCCATCGTATATTATACGGTAAGTTTACGAAAAATATCAAAAATATTCCCGAAAATAAGCGGCAGTTATACCTTGAAGCAAAAGAAACGGTCGGTATTGCGAATAGCGAATTATATGGAAATAGCGATTTGGGGCTTTTTATTTTTACTGGTGAAAAAGGACAGATATTAGAAGATTCAACTGACACAAACATACAAGTGCGGTTATTACAAGATGACCCAAATGCAACACCGATTCCGCCTTTATCCGATTCAAAACGATTGTATAAAATTAAAGGAAAAGGGGCTGATGTGAAACCTGCATCGATAGATACAGTTGCATTTCTAACAAAACTTGACCAAAATAATAAGATTGATACTTCGGAATTCAGGCTGCAAATTGCACCGATGACCCCTTCAGAATTGAAGAAAGCCACCCAAAGTTCAGCATCCGGAAATAGTGACCCAGAAGCCAAAGTTGTTGTTGATGAGTCAAATACCTATATTGTGAATTTGGATGTAGGTTGTAAGATTACGGCGGTTAAGACTCTTAAGAATTCTCTCGAACATATACGTTTAAATCTAGAAAATGATAAGGAACCATCTAAAAAAACAGCGTTGGATGTGTTCACGTCTTTGAATGAATTGTTACAGAAACCAGAATTTGCGGCAAACGATGGATATGACGATTTTAAAGAACAAGTTTATGGTTATTCTTATAATATCAGCGGTTTTGAACGGAAATATGGTTTTATACAATTGCTCACATTCTTTCAGGATAAGAAAGGTAACGTTCCTCCTGCAGTTGAAAAGGAATTCTATAAACTTATGAATTTATTAGGACATGGACCGGGTGGTGCAAATGGGGATTGTTTGCGTTTTGAAGGCACATCACAGTCTATTTATGAGCTTTCTCGTATTCAGACGTTTGAAGAAGACGGGAAAATCGTAACAAAAAAAACAGATACTTTAGATAGCGCTTCAAATATTGATGGATTTATGAAACAACTTTCAAAAATAGGGGACAAGAAAAGCGGTAAAGAGAAAGAGGGAGGCGAAAAGGAAGAAGGTGGCGAAAAGGAAGAGGGTGGCGAAAAGGAAGAGGGTGGCGAAAAGGAGAAAACTGAAACAGGTAATCCCAACCAAACTGATGTCAAACAAGAAAGTTCGGAAATCGAAACAGTCAAAGTTCCGAACCCGAACCCAGCCCCACAAGAAATTTTAAACGAAGATGTAATGAAACAGAGAAGATATGCGGCAGCAGCAGCAGAAGCAGCAGCAACTACAAGCATATTAGACTTAATCGCGAATATTTTTAGACATTAGATATTACAGGCCAATATTACCTTTATATCCTACAAAGGCAAGTATCGTAAAGATGCACTATCATATGCTGTTACGCGAAATGCATCATTGTAACCTTCGACATAAACCATATCTCCGGTGCTAACATTATTGCATCCATATTCATTCGTGCCACTTTTACCATTTACGATGACCGGTAATTTAATCGCGTTGTTTTTATCGCTTAATGTATAAAACTGCCATTTGTCGCGGTTTGTAAATAAAGGACGGCCGATAAGTGGAAGTATTGTTTCTTGTGATGACGTTGCTGACGGCGTGTTGCCTCCGCTTCGAGTAAGAATGCCGACTTGGCGATATGTTGTATCCACAGAACGTGTTGGAACATTCACACGCACTCCGACGCCGACGTTGCCGACGTTGCCGCCGTCGCCGCCCATTCCGCCATAATGGATTGTTTCAACGCCACCGCGAATATCATACATCGGTCGCGTTGAACCAGTTGAATTATCACGAAGAGGCGGCACATATGGGTTTAACAACACGTCTTGATTAGAGGTTGGACCGCCAATACCGAAATCTAATGAGTCGGATTGTGGGTCAGTTGGTGTCATAAGAAGAACTTGGCCATGCGGATGTCCATAATGATGGGTTCCGGAGTGATGTCTATGTCCAAAAAAATGCGAATGTGCATAAATCGCAATACCTATTATAATAACTGCCAAAATAACAAGTGTTATATTTTCAAAACATAAAACACCGGGTGGACATTTACGAACCATGTGAATAATAATGTTAAACGCGAAATAGAGGTTAGTATTATTATATGCCTTTATTTATTTTTAAGCACGACTATAATATAAAGTAATATTGTTATATTATTTTATACATTATATTATACTACTTCATATGACAGAACAAGCCACCGACTTTGTTCAAGGATTAGTGAGCGTTATTATACCAACATATAATCGCTATGAGTTGCTAAATCATTCCATAAAAAGTGTATTGGCGAATACATACAAACAAGTGGAAATTATTGTTGTGAATGATTGTTCAACTGACCAGAGGTATTACTCAGGTGAGCTTGAAAAGTATGAAAAAACAACAATTATTCATTTACCGGTGAACATGCGTGTGAAACATAATGTAAGTTCAGCACAGGGAATAACGCGAAACTATGGACTGGAAAAAGCGACAGGTGAATGGATTGCGTTTCTTGACGATGATGATTTTTATCTTGAAACAAAGATTGAAAAACAATTGGAAATAATGGCAAAGAATAATATCCAATTTTCATGCACAAATATGTATTTAATTAACCATAATTCAATCACTCTTGATAAACTAGACATTACTATTACATATCCAAATAATGAATATACAACTCAAAAAGTATTCAACTTGGACATCATTTCTAGACATAATCATATTAATAATTCTTCGGTGATTATACACCATTCGATTGTGAAAAAAACTGGAAAACAACACGTTGTACCACGTGAGGAAGATTGGGATTATTGGAAACGAGCATTACAACATAGTGATTGTATATTTATTGGTGAACAATTAGTATATTATACGATGACAGTAAATGGTCATACTAATATTAAGTATTATAGTTAAAATAACCAGCTAGTGTTTGTTTTACTTACTTCTTCGCGGCAGGTTTTGCGAAACCAGACAACATTTCAGTAATACCTTTGATGCCACCGTTTCCGGTGATTTGCTTCATAAAACCTTCCGCTGATTTGAGTAAAGGTCCCATTTCTTTCATGTTATTCATGAGCTCTTTTTGCTGGTTCATGAGAGATTTCGTTTGGTCGGTTAAACCACGGACACCATCTTCACCGATGATATTTTCGATATTATCGTATGCTTGCTCTAATGTAGATGCATAATCGATACGATTTGCTTCCTTGGCAGCGTGTGCACTTTCTCCTTCATCGTCATGGTCTTTTCCGTCATAACTTGCGGGGGATAAGGATGTCATGCCTTGTTTTTTCTTCTCTTTTGGTTCTTTTTCAGAATTTAATGTAGTATTGCCTTTTTTTTTCTTTTCAGGTTTCTTGGCTTCTTTGTCTTCTTCGGTCTTTGTTGTATCTTCTTTATCTTCGGTGTTGTCTTCCTTCTTGTCTTCCTCTTTCTTTTCGTCTTTCTTGTTTTCCATTCCTTCCATTACACCTTGAGACCCAGCCATTTCAAGAATAAAAACGGTTGCGAATGCGGTTAAAAGAATAATAATCATGTTTTTACTAAAGTAAGAAGTAAGAAGACCAACGAGTGCCATAAGAACCACTGCATTTACATTTCTCTTGGAGATATGACGCACAATACTCAACAAAACGACCAACAAGCTCGCATATAATACGAACTTATTCTGGAAAAAAGGAGTATTGAGCAATCTGTTGATATAAGATGACATGAATGATATGAATGAAATGAATGAGTATATATTTTAAGAATATAATAAATTCTTCGCTAGTAAATTGAATATTATTTACATATAACGTGAAATATACGTATTGTATAATTATATGTCACGTTATGAAATCGGATTATGTCAAAAATTCAATCCGTTAATTCATGGTTTCAATCCAGATACAAGTAGTCCGGATATAGAAGACCATTACATTTGTTTATTTACGTTTGATTTTAGTTGTGTGGGGTCATATAAAACAGTAATGGCACTTGCAAAACATTATTGTGCTACAATCGAAATCGTAGAAACAACGATGTTATACCCCGGAACAGAAACGATTGCAATATACAAAACATTCTGGTTACGTATATTTCAGCGTATGTGTCGGAAATGGATTATACAACGCAGATTTTCTCGTTCATCACGTATTTACACATTTCTTCTAAAACGGGAATATCAAAAGACTAATATAACAATATAACTGCCTCATTATTTTTAGGTTCATCTTCATCGTTGTCTTCTTCTGAATCAATCGCGTCTTCGTTATTTTCCTCTTCTGACTCAATTGCATCATCTTCTTCTTCTTCGTCTTCTTCTAATTCGCTAGAGTCATCGTCTTCCTCGTCGTATTCTTCTTCTTCCGTTTCGCTTGTGTTTTCGTCTTCTTCTGATTCGATTTCGTTTTCATTCATTTCTTCTTCGTTGACATCGCTTATGTCTTCGTCGTCATAGTCTTGTTCACGGTCATCATCATCCATAAATGTGATTTCATTCATCTTATCAATTGTAACACCAATTACAGTATCAACATTCGTTAATTTTTCATAACTTGTTCGCATCTTTTTCAACAGCTTACCGATACGTTTTTTATCCTTTACAAGTTCTGAGATTACACCGCTAGCCCCCTTTGTTTTCGGCATCGTCGAGAGATTTTCCCGAATAAGATTATTGATGTGACGATATATTTCCTCTAAATAATACAGCTGAGCACGATGTTCCTCTACCATCGTATCAAAGAGACTTTTTGCTTTCATATAAACTGAAAGAAGATGCTTATTGTATTTCATATTATGTCGGAGCTCAAGCATCTTTTCGATAATTTTACGTTTTGTATCTTTTTCACTTGCACGAAAATCGCTTACGGCAAGGTCGTGATGAGCTAAAAAATCCGAATCACCATACATATTATTTGTCTCAATCATTTCATTCATTTCATTCATTTCATTCATTTATATTCAAGACACAGTTATTATTACATTAGAATAAAAACATAGCATTCGTTACGGATTCATGGCGTATTATATAAAAGCGAATATTTGAAACCACACCCCCTACGGGGTGCTCTATTTCAATTCGATATTGGTATCTCTGTTTAAGGTTATATCCGCTCTGTGGATTTAATTATTCAACAGTGTAATTATTCAGTTTGTTCCACCAACTACAAGGTTTATGCCAAAAGTCACTATAATAAATATCTCCCTTAGATAGAAATGCCGCCACATAACTATAAGAACTCGCGGATGTAACAAGTATATCTGCAACAGTCATACCAATAAACGTCTCTTCTGTATTATCATCCAAATGCATCATAACATCTTTGCCCAAGATGGGGTGATTATATATGTTTGCAAAATTCTCCGTTTTTCCTTGTGAATACACGTGATATTGAATACGATTATGTTCATAATAGTTCTTATATTTTTCACGTATATTTAACATCGTCTGTATGTAATACTCATTTGTATATTCTTCACCACCATTTGGACGTGTATCATCGCAATTGGGACGACGTATGTGAAGTGCGAGATGGTGAGTGTAACCAACATACTGGGTGTCACCGTTGTCGCGTTCGTCGCGAATACGATATAATCGTGTTCTCTCATTCTCGCGATTTTTATTCGACCAATAGTGTTCTTTTATGCGTTTCATACTTTTACTTCTCATACATACGTCGATGTTTTTTTCAATGTAATTGAAAATATCATAAAAATCAGGTGTAAATACCGTATTATTATTGATTACAACGTCATAATTCACGTAATTTGATTTCAAATTCATAAGCGTTTCCATTTTCTCTATAAATTGCGGGTCACCCGTATAATTATGTGCAATCTTTGTTGGTGGTCGATACACAAATGTTGCATTTTCATACTCCTCTGCATAAATACATGTCCATATAAACCTCTGAAATTGAGCACCAAACCCATCTTGGAAGGGTATCGATGAAAAATATCGTTTTTGTGTATTCACAGGTGTCGCGATATCTGAAATCGGCGTTTCCACAGTAGTAGTAGTAGTAATAGTTGGTGCAACGAATTGACTTTCTTGATTAAGTTCATATGCATTTGGTTGTGTTTTATCATTTCTTTCAGATGTAAGACGACCGATATGACGATTTGTAATCTGATTGTAAAATCCGGACAAAAATCCAAGCTTCATCCATTTATTTGCATAGTCCATTTCGAAAAACTGATTGGGGGTATCATAATCACCGACGGTTAATATCGCTTCAACGTCTATTAATGATGGACGGAAGCTATAATGCGGCCAATAATGACAATTGTTATATGTCACGTCATTACTTACGATTTTATGTTCATGAAGTGCTACCTCATATTTCATTCGTCGTAACATACGATGACCTTGGATTTTATAGTCACCTATCGTTTCTCCATAGTTACGATTGTATAATATCTGTCGCACATTATAGCCGGAGTTTCGTGCATCCGTCATCATCTGCATCGCCTTATGAATATAACTACCTGGTGTATGAAATAAGAAATCGTCCTCCATATGTATCCAATATTCAGGTCGGAGCTCCTTCAGTTTATTCCAAATGATTTTCATACTACTACGATGTCCTTTTTCCTGTGGACATTTCATGTAATAATCAATCCATGAGTATTTTGATTGCATCGTTGAGCGGTCGAGTTCACTTGAATTGTCATCTACGCAATACCAGTAATCAATCATATGTATATCCGTCCACATATTCAGTATTGAATTCACCGTTTGTTGAAATAAATCCAACCGTTTACATGTTGTAAATGTAATCATAACACGAGGCGATTTACGATTACGTTTTACAAGTGCAATCTTTGAATCAGGATGTAATTGTGATGTTGGAATATTCCTATCAAGATAAGGTAATTTATCTACTGAGCGTAATAAATGAAATTCCTGACAACCGTCCGTTTCGCCGTCCTTTTCGACGTTTGTTGTCGTTTTTATGAGTTCACATGGAGCAACTAAAGAGTCGCGCACTTTTGCAAAAAGTTGGTTCCATATTTCAAAATTACAATCTGTATAAGTGTCGCTTTTCGATGCTACTACTGCGAGAAAATTATCAACAACATAAAATAGACGTAATATCTCTGGAAATGTATCCTCTTCAAAGAAATTGCGATAAAATGTAAGGTTGTTATAAGTTGACGTCAAATAATGATACTCCATAATATTGTGTCGTAGAATCGTCTTACAACATTCATACCCGCTACGTTTATCAGAAATATAAAAAGCCGATATCGAATTATTGTATTCGATGATATCATTATACTTGTCCATAGAGAGAAACAGTTTATTCTCTGGATATTTGTTATATGTTTTGTATTTATGATAAAGTGCGTTTACCATCACATGATTTCCGTCTGCCCGAAGACTTTCCATTAGAGAAGCGATACCTTCAATACGTTCTTCGTCATATTCCATCGTTTTACAATAATACTTTAACGCATTATATTTGTCTCCTTTTTTGTCATACAAATTCCCTAAGCATAATGCACTATAATATTTTTCTTGGCTCCAGTTGTTTTGAGATAGAACCCGTAGATACCATTCAATCGCTTTATCAATATATGCGGGTCCTGCATCCATCCAACTTTGTGCGCAATAAAATGCGTATCTCTCGGCAAGTGCACGACCGCCTCCGCCGCCACTTTGAACATTATCATGAGTTCCGATGTTGGTTTTGTTGTTATCATACTCTTCATGAAATCCTCTTTCCAGAACTGCAGCATCTTTAATGTATTTATTCGGGTCTTGATTACGGCTTCCAATTCGTCCAGACTCAACATAGTAGTTACCTTGAATTGCAAATGAACTTTCCTCTTTATCTACACACGCGATATACTCATGAAGCACACCGACATATTTCCATCGTTTGCGGTTATTTACGATGAGTGTTCTCATATAGACGAACGTTTGGCCTAGTTTTAGTTGATATGCATCATGTGTTAATTCTCTCGGTAACCGGAAGTCGCCATGTATCGAGTCATCTGCATCAAATATGAAGAGATAATCGGTTTTATTGAATGCCATTTGAAGTGCAAGTGTCCGATTGAATCCGAAATCACGCCATTCCACTTGCTCGATATAACCCGGAACATTTCTTTTTTTAAAAAAATCACGAATGAGGTCCATCGTATTGTCTGTGGAACCGGTGTCGGATATATAATAGGCATCAAAATCGACATAACTGCATAGATTCTCGAGTGTTTTCACGATAATATGTGATTCGTTTTTTACAATCATGTTCAGGCATAATGTGTAAGATTTAGAAGGTTTCTTTTTTATTTCTACTTCATGAACACCATATGTATTTGCTGGTTCTTCTGAAAGCAACTCGGTGATAATCATGTTTTCACGATTTATTTGTTATTCGTGCTTACATAAGAGAACCCTTTGTTTTTAGGTTTGTTTTATTTTACCATGATATAATAACCATATTATAAATATATTGCTAGTGTAAATAATGTCGTTTACGCGATTTCGTGATGACCCCGACCGTATCAAAAAACAACTGCAACAATCTACTGATGTAGGACGATATTGCTTGAATGTTCCAGGTCCAGGCGACAAACCTCTTTATTACGAAGACCCTTATGTCCGTGCACAGTTTTGGGCAGGAAATATTATGACGAATTCTGTAGATGTTGAAGCAGAATTATTTGGTCTTTCGCGGAGGTTGAATCGTGATTCTGTGGAAAACTATCATCATGATGAACGTGCATCTGTTGCAACGCGAACGAACGAAATGATACGTTGCCCCACCCGCGGAGGAAGTTCGGTTGAACAGTCACGTGCTACGCATCCCGCATGGATTTTACGTGATGTCGAACAAGACAACTGGAAGATGCTTCACTTTGACCCGCAAGAGAATGTATTCATGCCGTTTTTCAATAACCTGAATACACGTATCATCGAGAAGGACCGATTTGTTCCGCAGACTACCGTGCCCAGTATTTCAGATGATACATATTTTTCAGTTCATCCATCGAATCGTAATCCCGCTTTGGATGGAATGGCGGGTGGAAGACGCGATAATGAGCGCGGTTTAGGCGTTGGAACTGGTAATGCCGGAACAAGTATTCAAAATGTTGGTGATATTCGTCAATTTAGCGGAACTAATGCTTTGTTTTCATAATATTGCATACGTATCTGAATATTGCATACGTATCTGAATATTATATGTATATGAATATTATATGTATTAGAATAATATAATATATATAATAATACCAATAACAAATGGCTGAAATCGCATTAATATTAGGAAGTCTTGGTGCAGCTTATATCGCATCCAATCGAAATAACACCGGAGTGAAGGAAGGTTACCGGAACCCAAACGCTAATAATGCCAGATATCTGCCGAATATGAGTATTCCTGTAACAAATTATCCTGTTATACGCCCAAATACTGGAACCAACGTGAATGAATACAAAGACCCGAATACACCGACTGACCGATATTATGCAAGTAACGTCGATTACGATAAGATGTCTGCTGGTGTTGCCGGTGGTGTAGGTGGTGTAGGCATACTTCGCGGAATTGCAGAAAGAGGACGTGACTTTTCGAATGATAAGAAGGATATTATTCAGCATACTGGTTCTACTACCGGTATTGTTGGTCAAGGTTTAGATACGCAATTCGGCGATAATTATAGCAAAGACGGGTTCATGTCACTCACCGGTTCAAAAATCGACCCGATGTCATTTACACATAATAACATGGAACCGTATTATGGTGCGAAAATACGTGGGTTGACTACCGGTGCGAATATGCACGAGAATGTTCTTGATAATAAGGTGGGTGGTGGTTCACAGTATGTGTCCAAGACGGAACAGGCACCACTTTTTCGTCCTCATGATAACCTTCATCTTCCCAACGGTATGCCGAACCAGAACGATTTTTATCAGTCACGCGTCCTTCCAAGCATGAAAATCGCAAATGTGAAACCATGGGAAGAAGTCCGCGTCGGCCCTGGGTTGGACCAAGGTTATGGAACACAAGGAACACTCGGATTCAATTCTGGAATGGAAGCACGAGAGAAATGGATTGACCGTGGCGTCGATGAGTTACGTGTAAAGACAAATCCTAAATTGTCATATTCTCTCGAAGGGCATCAAGGACCTGCTGCACATTATGTCCAAAACGCACCTACTGCAGAGACTTTAGGTCGAATGGAGAAGCATCTACCTGATACCTTTTTTGTGAATACTCCTGACCGTTGGTTCACCACAACTGGTGCAGAGAAGGGTGAGACACAGCGTGCGATTGAGATGGACCGTGAAAGCAACCGTCAAACAACGACGACTGAATATTTTGGTGCAACTGCCCCAGCGGATGGAGGGAGTGCGATGTATGCACCAAAGAACTTTGAGGATACTCGTCGTCAGACGTATGACGGTAAGCCGATTATCAACCCTTATGCTGCGGAGAAGAATACTGCAACTGAAGCGGATTTTGGCCGCATGAGCTATAAGTTTACTCACAACAATCGGACTACAGTGCGACCTAACGATATGGGTGGTATTCATGGTGCTCTCAAAGCGGTCGTTGCTCCTTTGCTCGACGTTCTCAAACCATCCCGTAAGGAAAATGTGGTTGGAAATGCACGACTGTATGAAAATGCACGTATGCCGGTTCCAGCTGCTGTCACTGCAACATTTAATCCGGCTGACCGTGCACCCACTACAATCAAGGAGACGACTGTTGGTTTGGTTGGTTATGACCATTTGAATGTGGAACGTCAAGCTGCTGCTGGTTATTTAATCTCTCAGAACACTCCTGTGGATACAGAACGTGCAACAACAAGCACCGATTATTTAGGAGCAGCTGGGGGTGGTGCAACTCGTATGGGTAATGGATTATATAATGCAGCATATAATCAACGTAATAATGTGAATAAGACATATAAAAATGTTACAAACCATGGTTCGATGTCACTCTTCAATTCCAATACGAATGTTCAGATTGACCGTTTGGATGCGGACCGTGCAAACAATCGTGCGATGGTCATGACAAATGCACCTTCCACAATTCCGAGTATCGATATTTATGGCAAGATGACGATGCCGCAGAGCTACGACGAAACGAAGTTGAATGATAGAATTCAGCCGGATATCTTGAACGCATTTAGACAAAATCCATATACGCATAGTTTGCAGACGTATTAAGCGAAACAACGTTATGTAAGTCGACATGACGAGAGATTCGCCATCGTTGAATCGTTTATCATATATAATACAATTATACACGATAGATAATTTTATAACAATATAGTAGTTATATATATTTTCCATGAATATCAAGGAGCTATTTGAAGATAAATACACCGTAATATTCATTCTCATTTTAGTGATATTGGTGAGTGTTTGGGTATCGCGTACATATCGGAACGGCGGTTTTAGTCGTTGGATTGCACCGTCAGAAGGTTATGGAACAGGGGTAATCGAAGGACTTACTGTAGCTGACAACGTTCGCTATCTTGGTGAAGTAAGAACACAGGCTTCTCATGCACCCGCAGATACTCAAGGTTCGCGAAGTGACGGTTCTCTCATCATTAACAAGTGCTCGTATATCAAAGACAACGCCACAACTTTTCGCTTTTTATTCACAACAACCGGCGAATTGCGTGGTGTAAATGGAACAAATGCCGCCAAGGCTATCACAATTAAGGTTCCTACATACTACATTCAGAATACCGACGCAACCGGAATGAAGGCTACGATGCGTGCTTATACCGGTCCTTTACCAGCTAGTGTCGGGACATCTGCGGGAACCGGTTCTGATTTGGACACCGCAGAAAATAACCGCGGTTTATCTTTATCCATTCCCGCATCCGGTTCTGCAAATGCTGGATATTGTGTGATTACATATACGATACAAACTACAAATCCGATGCCAGCCGGCAAATACGCGTTGGAACTTTCTGGATTGAAGTGGGTGAATACTGAATTACCTGGAACAACAGCAGCACCCGCCACCAGTATGGCAAATGTGTCACTTGAAAGCAACGCTGAACCGGTTGGTGTTGCTCAGGCACTCGTCCTTGTCAACTTGTTTCCAACCGATGCGGCCAAACAACTGCGTATCTTTAACGATACAACATATGGCGGTTTGGCCGACTACATTATGTGTCGCAAAATCTTCACAGAAAGCCCGCAATTATCACCGAATTATACTGGAACCGCGACGACATTTATGATGACGATAATGCTAACGAACGCTTTGGTATCCGGCGATGTATTCTTAGTTCAAATCCCTTATGTTACTCGAACCGCGAATATTGACCTCGGTATTACATTTTCTTGGACAAACCCAACAACTCAGCTTCAAAACACGTTGGCCACTACATCGGATGCGGGTGTTGTTACATCGGATATCAATACGTATGGTGGTGGTGTAAATGTTGTCACGTTTGCAATCGGTGGTGCTTTACCGAAAGATACTCCGATTCGGCTTTCTATTTCTGGTCTTCAAACACCGGCATCAAGAACTACGACTACACAGGCCAAAATTCGAACCTATAAAGGAACACCCACACCATCTCTCAACGGAACATTCAACGGGGTTGGTGGTGTGCTTGACCAAGGAGAGTATAATCTTTCTGCGATTGAGCCTCGTGCTTCGACGGCGGCGGCGACTACTGGCAGCGGCACTGCTAGTGCAAGTGATGGAACGACGTATGTTGCGAGTGCTGCATCGTCCGTTCTTATTTCTGATGTCAAACGACAGATGAACTGGGCGATTGAAGCACAAAAGGAATACGAAACCGCGTATCGTGTATTACGTTCAGCGACAACCGATACAGCGAGAAATGACGCACAACTAAAGTATGATGTCGCGATTGCTCGACGAAATCGCCTGATTGCAAGTCATCCGGATTCATGGTATGATGGTGCAAATTGGCGTTACGGTGATGATGGGCATGTGCGTAAATGCACCGAACCAACCACACTTTCAAGCAACGAAGGTAACTGCCAGAATATTTATCGTTTGGATGCGAGCGGCAATATTGTGAAGTCCGCTGATGGCAATAATATTCTTCTTATGCGTAAGTGCCCATGGAAGTGCAGTAATCCAGGTCAGACGGGTTCAGATGCCTGCCGTATTGATGCGGATTGTCTTAAAGTGACTCGCTGGGCGATGTATTTGCCCGACGGAACCCAAGTAGAACAGAACCTGCTTGCAACGACTCGGAAGAGTTATGATGATATTGCGAGAGACACAAGTGCCGCGACAGTGGATGATGAAGATATTTATCGTCGCGGTATTACCCGCAATTTCAGCGGTTATGGACGGCCTTCTGGCGGTTTTCCTCAAGGTCAAGTCAGAGGACAAGGACAAAGCCAAGCATATGGTCAAAGCCCTGGTCTATTCGGTTCGATACGTGATGCCGCCGGAAACATCATTCGTGGTATTGGTAACTGGATTGACCCGAATGACCCAGCTGCAAATAAACGCACCGACCGCCGTAATGCTTACTACTACGAAGATGGGTCACCTGCTGCAACCGCATATCTTGGTATGTATAATGGCCAAGGATATGAAGAAGAATCTCCGTTTTATGCCGCATCAAAACCGACAAACTACTATTACACTACCAACTATTATTATACGGATGGGGAAGCGGCTAACAGCGGGAATGCGGGGGGCAACAAAGGAACAAGTAACAAAGAATTGTCAGGTGTAAAGCCATATGAACAGGCGATAAATTTCTAATGGAATGGAATCGAATGGAATGAATCAGGGTGGTTCGTAAATGGAATTAAACAATAATTTGTCATTATTACAATTGTAGTATTTTCATAATAATGACAAACAATAATAACCCTGAATTACAAGATATTCATAATACTATTCATAACAAATTAGATGTATTTATTAAAAACAGAAAAATACCTAACATTATATTCTACGGACCTCATGGGTCAGGAAAAACATTTATATTGAACCGGTTTATTCACTCAATCTATGATGGAGATAAAACCGCAATAAAAAACTACGTTATGCGAGCAAATTGTGCACATGGTAAAGGGATTCGTTTTATCCGTGAAGAATTAAAGTTTTTTGCAAAGACAAATATCGATATGAAGGAAGGAACTATCTTTAAATCTGTAATTCTTACAAATGCAGATAAACTCACGATAGATGCACAATCGGCATTACGAAGATGCATCGAATTATTCAGTTCATCTACACGGTTTTTTATTGTAGTCGAAAACAAGGATAGTCTATTGAAACCCATTCTCTCGCGATTTTGTGATATATATATTCCGCCACCGGTATTGGAAACGGACACGGAGACAGATACAAATACAAACACGTCATCCGTCATTAACCTTCATACATATCTTGCTGACAAAGCATGTGACACTTATAAAATCGTCAAGTCGAGAGAATATTCGTTGCATGACATTATACAAATACATCCTGATTTTTTACGGTCAAACACCGAATGTGAAACCCACGAACCGACATGTAAAGAGTATGAAAAAGTGCTTGATTTGTCAGTTTCTTTGTATGAACAAGGATATTGTGGTCTTGATATAATCGATTTTATTCATACACACCCAGATATCATCGATATTCGCCGATACGAATTACTCATTATGTTTGATAAAGTGCGAAAAGAGTTTAGAAATGAGAAACTATTACTACTTTATTTTCTTCACTTCATTGTATTTCGTTGTAATTTGAGTTTAGAAAATATTTCATTTATGTAAAGTCAGCATCATTTTGAATCTACGATGGATGATTATTCGGTTACGTCACTCTATGAGTCAAAGAATGAATGGGCCTCTCGTCTTGTCAACATCTTAACTCCTTTAATTCAAGAAGGAATACGTTCTATTTTCGATGAAGCGGTGAAATTGTGTGTCGGAAATAAGGAACAAGATAAGTATCTTATGACCTTTCAGAATCTTCTCTCGCGAGTGCCCAAATGGAACCCAAATATTATCAAGGAAGAGACCGCAAGAATTAAGGAACGTAGCACATGTGGATATTTAGAGGATTTGATTACATGTGTCCATATTATTCATTTGAAGTGTATGACTGTCATGCGTGTCGGAAATAAACAGAAGAAGGTTGATATTAAAATTCCACAGTTGGCTGATTTCGTGCATAAGATTTATGTCAATACTGCACGGAAGATATATTCTAACGTCTATATTTTCGAGAGAGGCATTCAGCCGCTTCATACACAGCGAAACAATCGTGAGTTTGAGATTATTGTAAAGGAGTGTATTTACAATACGATTCGCGATAATATACCGGTTGAAGAGTTGATTAAGATGTATTTAGAAGACACGATTGAGGATGTGGTCGAAGTAACAGAGAATGAGGAGGTGATTCAACAGGAACCCATTCTCTCGGAGGAGGATGCAAATCTCTCGGCAAGACGTCGTGCACACCATCAAGCAACTACACGAAGACGTCGTCATCGCGACCGTGTAACCGATGAAGATAGTATGGATGGTGCATCCAGTGGGGGTAGTAGTGGTGAAACAGCTGCAAATACGATTGACCAACTTGATTTTGTAGGTGAACTAAATGGTTCGTCTGCGTTGTTATCTGCACCAGAACCAGCATCGACATTCGTCAATACGTCAAATGATGCAAGTGTGAACAGCGGAAGTGGAAGCGGCAGCAGCGGCATATCATTTGGTGAAAACGAAGTGCGGACATTTGAAACTGATGCAAGCGAGAGACGGAATGAATTCATGACACATGACGATGACGGCGATGATGATGACGGCGACGATGATTATTCTGGACGTTTAAAGATTGGCGGTGACATTCGACTGGACACTCTTGATATTCATACTTTGAACGATATTCAAGAAATAAATGCACCACCTCTTTTAGATGATATTGAGGTATTAGCGTAGATTCATTCATTAAATAAATATTTCACCTGTGTATATAACAATAGAACGCGATTATTATGAGCGAAGAAGAGGACGAGGAAGAAAGTAAATGGTATAATAACATATTTGTTATTGATTTAATCGTGATACTTCTTTCATTTCTCTTTTTAGGACTTGCAGGTTTAATCATGTATGTTTGTTATCCACCGGTATTGATGGCATTTCAGACATCATAAATGTCGATGTCGATATGAATATGCGTATAAAAATCAATAAATAATTGAATTTGTATGTATATACGTCTTTTTAGAACTATATACATTCATAACTAGTAACCAAATAAGGATGTTCAATTCAACAAAATTAGCTATTATCGGTGTAGTTGTCGCCGTTGTATATTTTTTATTGAAATTCATAGAGATGCGGTTCGTTGATTCAGATAATCAAAAACCTGTAAAAGTCCTTGTTCGCGACTCTATCGTGGTTTGTATTTCTTCAGTTTTAGCAGTATTTATTTTAAACCAGTTCGAGCATATTAGCAGTGGTTCTGGTGCAGGTGGTGGTTCCGGCGGTGCTACTCCTGCAGTATTTGTGGATACACCCGGATTTTAATCAAGATGAAGATGTTCCACATCACTTCCAGTAGACTCGTCAGATTGGATTTCTGAAGTTTCCACAGCTGGTTCCGTTTCCGTTGTTTCCTCATTTGCTGCAACATCCTCATCTGTTGCAACACCATTCGTGTAATAATGTTTGCCAACTTGGTTCAAATTGGATAACATTAACCACCACGCTTTCATATAAGAATGTTCGATGTATTCTAGGTGCGGTGCCCATTTCTTGCAAAACTGGCGAACATAAGGTGCTGCTATCGCATTTTTATACTGTGGCATCGAAGGAAATAGATGATGCTCGATTTTAAAATTAAGATATCCCATTATCCACGTGACGAGAGGAGACTTTGTTGAAATATTTACGGTGTGATGAAGTGCATACTCAAACCAAAGAAGATGTTTATCTTCGGGAATAACACCAGTAAATGTATGTGATAGAGAGAAGTGACCAAATAGATAGATAAAGTTCCAAAAGTTGACGACCATAAGGAGAAAATAGGAGTATAGTAGTCCATAACCACTATAGTTGTAGAAAATCAAAGGGAGAGCAATATGTGATGCTGACATACATATCACTTCAAAACCAGTTTCCATATGAACTTCACTCGTCTTTGCCGAACACAAACGGTGAAAAACCTTCTTCGGATGAAGATAGTAGGTCCAAAATAAATGGACGAGGAATCCATTGACGATGGGTAGAAACGTCCATGCCTGAAGCCGCATCCACCATCGATTCATAAATCGCGACGCCACTTTACCATTCGTATTGTGTTCGAATGCTCGATTGAAAAATGCGACAAACGGTGTTGTATCTAAGTCGATATCATGCTTTACCTTTTGGGGTGTCGCGTGATGTTTATGATGCATCGAATTCCATACACTTGAACTTACGCCTCCACCGAATCCCATCGTAAATGTTTGAATCGCACGGTCGATGCTGTGAATGCCAGTAAAGCTCAAGTGTCCACAATCGTGTTGAACCCAACCACAACGAGTCTTAAATACGATGAACGAGAGAAGCGACGCGTATATATTATAAGATGCAAGCCATGCTCCTAGACCGAAATAAAAAGCCAGTTCTAATAAACGAAAATAAACATGAATATAATCCGGTTCGAAGCATCCTTGATTTACGAGTGTCGTTCGCATCTCTCGAAAATCGGCTGTCATATCTTTCTGGTGTTGCGTTAATTGCATACTTTCCGGAAGTTCCGGTCCGTTATCTGTCCCAGCATTATTACGTGGAAGCGAACGAAGCACCTTTTTTGCCATTGTTGACCTATGGTGAAACTCGTTGAATATCTCAGTTGCGTCGGCTGTATTTTTTACATAGTTGATAATGTTTCCACCAGGATGTTTGAATTCGGTGATGTCATACGTAACACCGTCAATTGTAATAATATCCCGTTGTTTACGATTGTCGTCGTTCATTCGGCGTATTTCTATACAATACCAATATATAAATAACCAGAATTATGTTTATATATTGTTACAACTACGTGTATATATTGTTATAACTACGTGTATTCAATTACATATGGTTGATAACTATCATTCGTAGTCGTGACTCGTAGTCGTGAGTCGTTACGAGGAACCTTTATAAACATAAACATAAACATAAAATTGAAAGGTTATGTTTATATGATTACGGAGTCATCATTCGTTCATTTGTTATAATGACTACTTCTGATTTCATCGTTGGTCTCGAAAATGTATCTGTGTCACTTCTTTCCCAAGATTATTGGCCACTCACTCAAGAAGCTGTTCGAGATTGCGACCTAACATATATCAAAGATAAATGGTCTGCTGATATGATACGAGACGGTATGCATGCGACTATACTTGTCAACGCGTTACCTGAAGTGAATACTAAAGAAATCAACGTATGGCAATATCTTGCCGAATATAGTCCTCCTGAAGACCGTGGATTCATGTTTAGTATGGGAGACGACCGTATTGTTTCGTTGGTCCAAAATAAAATGACGGTGGGACATTCCGGATATAGTATGGGGTGGACCATGCGTCATATCGAGTTCATCGCCAAGAATGGAATTCCAGCACATCGAGAGATGATTCGGGCATATCCGGGACGTGCAAACTGTTATTGATTGTTCAATAACTATTGATTGGTCAATATCGAGGTATAACAAGGTAAGGTATCCACATTCATGATTATATGCGTATTTCGCCCATCTTTCAAGAACCGTGATGCAAGTGATGCATGTTTCTTGTATTTTTTATACGTGATTTTGTATTGGTCAAATAATGGGTTATGTATTTCTTTTGAAGGGATATGATTGTGAACCGACCGCGAAATCATCTTATACAGTTTGAAATCCGGATATCTCTCTTCACCGCTCGATTTATACAGAACATTTCGACCTTTATCATCCATCGTCCATTTTACCACCAGTTTAATAATGGGGTCAGATTTACACAGTTTATCCACCTTACGCAAATCATAAATGAAATAGTCGAATAATGCACAGGCAAAACGACACAAATCAAAACTGTAATTTGGTTCTACTATAGGTTTATCAGGATTATAATATGGCGGGAAATTGTATTGGGTTGCTGCATCCCCTTTTGGATGAAAACTGTCGCTGCAAATCAGCTCTCCACGAAATTTGTAGATGGCACGACCGAAATCGATGATTTTAAAGATACGCCCATACGTTGGAACCTTGTAATATTGGTCTTCGTATAAATAATAAATAAACTCTTCGGTCGTTTCGATGAACATGATGTTATTTGTGTGTAGGTCGTTGTGTGTGAAGGCGAACATTTTTTGATAAATTACGAGAGTCATAATCACTTGGAACAGAAGAGATGTCCATTCTTCCTTTGTTAACTCATCACGCATCATAATATTGTCAAGTGTGCTTACACATTTTTCGAGTAAAATTGCCTGTATCGGAAAATCCTTTATTTTGACGATGATTTGTTCATCATCACTGTAGTCCGAGTAACAACTGTCGTCGTCATCGTTACTATTGCTGCCACTATAGTGGCTGTTACTGCGGCTATCGTGGCTCTGGCAGTCGCTCTCGTCGTCGTCTTCTCGTTGTGTATTTTCATTCTTGTCATTATGAATATCATCATTATTCTCGTCTTCATCGTCGTCGATTGTTGTATAGGAAGAGTTTGATTGTGAAGTATCACTATCGCTGTAACCGTCAGCGTCACCGTGACCACCTTTGCTATTGCATGTGTTATTGCTGCTATTTCTCGTATTTGCTTTGTGGTGCGAGATGGGTTCATCACTTTGCGTGTCGAAGTCATTCATATTAATTTCTACAACGTCGAGAGATGCGATGGATTGCGAAGACGATGCCTCTGCATCAACGTGAGTTGGCATTTTCGATGTAATTACCGTCGTTGGTTCAAATTCTATGACATCTTCAAGAATCGAAATTGGTTTATTTCCAGTATTCAAAACGGGGTTCAGCTTGTTTCGCAGTTTCATCCATTTATTATCACGCATACTTGTTTCATCATCTCCAAACTGTGAATAATCAATCGTAAATCGTTCATTCTCATATGTATTAAAAAATGAACAATCTGCCAAATAATCAATATCATCGAATACATTCGTAGAAAATTCGCATTGCTTGCATAAATAACTACCATAATAGTCTAATCCATGCACAATACCATGTGTATGAAGGGTCCGACTGGTCAAATATGAGAAAAATCCATCGACATAAGATGAATTATTGGTATTCAGCATTTTTTCTTCACAGGTTTCCGGTGTTGAATTATATTTAGGGAGTGAAGTCTTACATGTTCCTGTTGCATTTGGAGAAGATATTGGCTCATATTTACCAGATAAATATCGAATGGGGTCAAGCAGCGGCGAATATTTCACAAACATGGGAACATTCGTTGTGTTTCCTGCGTCATCACCGATTACTGTTTCTAAATGATTTAGAGAATTATGACTTGAATTCGTGACACCGTCGTCGCGGTTTTGGCCTAATTCTGTCTTCGTGCATGTGTCATCGATAATCTGTGTTGAGTGTTCAATAATATTCTGTAAATAATACCTTTGATTTAACTGTATGCCATTATAATTGGTTTCGTTGATGTCAAAAAACCTCGAATAAATGGGTATATAATTTTGAATATCATACAATAATGCAGAATCGATTTTATCCGGCGTATATTTATGTTTTCGGTAGTGAAGTTGAAATGTCGTTGCACTAGTATTCGCCGTCATTTTTTCCTAAAATACAATAATAATAATATGATTGTTCAATAGAAGTTTTATATTGGTTTTAAACGGGCACATTCGATTCGTGTAAAACATCGCAAAAAAATATATATCATTTGTATTACTAACCGTATCGAATATTCATTCGTTATTTGTCATGAATTTAGAGCTCGCAAAATTTGATATGAAGGCCATTAGCTTTCGGCCAGATGAAAATAAAGGCCCAGTTATCGTTCTCATCGGGCGTCGTGATACCGGTAAAAGTTTTCTTGTTCAGGATTTGATGTTTCACCACCAAGACATTCCCATTGGAACCGTTATTTCAGGGACAGAGGCTGGCAATGGTTTTTTTGCAGCACATGTTCCCAAACTATTCATTCATGATGCGTATAATACTGCAATCATCGAGAATATTCTTAAGAGGCAAAAAGCAGTGCTAAAACAGGTCAAGAAGGAAATGGATACATACAAAAAAACGTCGATAGATCCGCGAACGTTTGTCGTTTTAGATGACTGCTTATATGATAACAAATGGACGAAAGATGTGATGATGCGTCTCCTCTTTATGAACGGGAGACACTGGAAGATAATGCTAGTCATCACAATGCAATATCCATTGGGTATCCCTCCAAATCTCCGCACGAATATCGACTACGTTTTTATCCTTCGTGAACCATATATTGCGAATCGTAAGCGAATCTATGACAACTATGCAGGTATGTTCCCGACATTTGAGAGCTTTTGTCAGGTCATGGACCAGTGCACCGAGAATTATGAGTGTCTCGTCATCAATAATAACGCGAAATCGAATAAACTACAAGACCAAATCTTCTGGTATAAGGCACAACAGCACGGGCCATTCAAGTTGGGCAGTAAGGAATTCTGGGAAATATCGAAAAATCTCGGTTCTGACGACGAAGGAGAGCAATCATATGACCCAAATGCAGCGAAAAATAGTAAAGGCCCGAAGATTAATGTGAAGAAGAGTAAGTGGTGAGGGAAAGTTGCTCCTCTTTTCGGAGGAGCAAGATTTCAATTTATAAATAACATACTTAAAATTTATTTATTATTTTAAGTATATTATTGTAATGCGTCTTAAAAGTGAATTATATAAAAAAGAGCAGGAAGAAATCGTTGATAAAATTATAACTATTTTAGATTTAGAAAATAAAACAGAATATACACTTTATGAATTAGATAAAATTAGAATACTAATTCTCACTAGTTGAGTTCGCTTCCGCATCTGCACCAGAGAGACGCGACAACCCGTGGTCGTTATTCTTATCCATGACTACATCCTCGCTCTCGAAAAGCTCCTTACGCATCTCTTCCACTGTCATCGAGAGAGAAGATGTCTCGTCGCCATCATTCCAAATACCACCGTCGACACTCTCGCTTAGGTCCGCACCCGCACCTGCACCCGCACTTTCCAGCTCTTTCGGCTTTGCATCCACCAAGGTCTCTCCATCCTTCGCCAACATCTGTGTAAGCTTATTTCCACTCTCCTTCGCCAACTTGATATTCTCCCGAATCGCCTTGGCCTTCGTCTCCTTAACACGCTTATCGAATTCGTTCTTCGCCTGTTCCTCGTTCTTCTTCTTCTCAGCCATCAACTGGTTCAGGGTCTCCTCCATATACTCAACACGACCGGTCTTGTATGCATCCGGATGAAATGGAACCCACATACCAACGGGACCGACAAAAACATCATGGTTTGGGTCAACTTCACGCAACATCTGGCAACGTAATTCCGCCTCCTTCTGAGAGCCAAAGACACCACGAACCTTCAATCCGCGGACTGATGTTTGAAAGTTATGCTTCTCGTTGAACTCATTTTCAAGGTCGTCCTCGTGCTTATCCAAAAAGGTCTTGTATTCATCATAAATATTTGTTTTCTGAAGAGTTTCCTTCTCCTCTTTAGCGAACTCTTGAAAGTCGGCGGACAGCTTATCAAAACTGACGTGATACTTAAAGGAAACAAAATTCAAGAACTGAATGAACTTCTCCATCGACTTTTGATAGTCCCAATAATGCAGAAACTTCTCAAAGAAAAAATGGTCCTTCTGCTTCAAAATGGATTCTGGGCTAACAAATGAAAGACACGCGAACTTTTGACCTGCAATTGGCTTATCTTCCTCTAACAAATCAATATATTTAGGGTTTACCTCGCCGTTTTTGGTGTGCTTCAATTCGACGCCGGATGGGGGTTGTGTATGCGATGACATTCTTGGATAATAAGGAATTATAATATAGTATGACATTCTTGTTTAAGTGATTTAACGCACTTTATCATTTTTCTATACGTTATAATCTGTTACTTGTAAATATTAATTTCTTATCATTATTTATAATAAATCCTCCAAATGTCCGGTGTTTTTGATTTAGGCGAACTCGTCAAGAGAACCATTAAGTATTTGGTGGAAGGTGTCATGGTTGCCATCGCCGCCTACGCCATCCCTAAACGCAGCCTTTCATTCGATGAGGTCGCGTTGATTGCCCTTACCGCCGCCGCTACTTTCAGCATTTTGGATACTTACGTTCCTAGCCTTGCTGTCAGTGCTAGAACTGGTGCCGGCTTCGGTATCGGTGCTAACCTCGTCGGCTTCCCCACCCCTCTCCGCGTATAAATAATTACACCTCCGGTTACATCTCAAATATGGCGGGTTACACTATAATATATGCTTCAAGTAGTATATATTATAAACAAATGCTGATGATACCCGAATGGAATGATTTTCGAAAATGGGTCGGAATGCCTCTACCTAAAAAAGAAAGCGGTGCCGTAACTGAATTACGTGAGAGATTTAGCACATATCACTATCATATTGTAGAACGAAACCCTGACAATTTTCGTATATTCGTTGCACTCTTCATTGCATATATCATAGTTCTTCTTGTTCAACCTACACGATATTATTGGTGGTATCCGTCATTCAATCTCTCGATACCCAACATCGGGAAAGCATATCCAGATAGCCGAAGCGAAGTAAATATTGTCATGACAGAATACATTATGAAGCGTATGCCCAGCGACATCTCATTTTTTCGATTAACTGATATGAATCCTGCAGCAGCATTTACAACTGTAATCAAATCAGATGAAATGACGGTCGATGAAATGGACCGGATTATGACGAGTTCGCGTGTAATGTTCATCACCAAAACGCTGAAATGGAAATACAATCGCGCTCGTCCTGCACAAATTGCACCAGACATGATTAATGAAAAAAAAGGGACACTTCTTCATTCTGACTCGGCAGCGACCCCCGCATATCCATCGGGCCACGCAATTCAAACGTATTATTTAGCAAAAATACTTGCTCGAAAGTTCCCAGCAAAAACACAGGCGGTCATGGAGATTGCAACAAAATGTGCAAATATCCGTATTATGGCAGGATTGCATTATCCGAGCGACCGCGATTTTGGATGGTGGGTCGTAGACCGATATTTAACTGATGACTAGCGACGCTGTTGCGGCGGCGGTCTCTTTTTTACCAAGTCGGTCATCATTTTTTCATAATTTACGGTTTGTTTTTCAATATCACTATATCCCGGACGCTGTGTAACGCATATGGGTGTAATCAGATACCATCTATCGGTTCGTTGAAGGCGTTTCCAATACATGTCACAAGCAAATTCTGGTTTGTTTTCAGGATTCGCCATAAGTCCGGCAAGACTCTCTTTGAAATTCTGTATTAACGTATCATAATATCGACTACATACTAGATAACATGTTGCAACTTGACAGTTTGCTACACGAAAACAATCAGGTGCTTCTATTTTAAATGGCGGGAAATTATTACCCGACAACAACATGACGTCCCAATTGTCGCGAAACCGAGAGAGGAATGAATTCACTTGATGAACCATGACTTCTGGATGGATGAGGTGTGCATCATCTTCGAAAATAAGAACATGGTCCCAACCATTATTTTTGGCAATACGCAGACATTCGAGATGACTTTTGGTGCAACCAATCGCTCCATGTTCATGATATATCGCCGAAAATCGTGAAACCGGATAAAATGCAAAATCGGTTGGGTAGAATTGATATAGTTCTTCAATCTGTTTTTCAAACAATATACGTCGGTCTTGACGCGTATCTAGATTGATGTAAATCGCATTTTTAATATCCGAAAATTGTCGAAGCATTACACAACCAGATACATAATTACTGGTTCATTTATTTAATTGATTTTCATGATGAATCAACGGACATAAAATTATTCGACTTAAAGTCTGTCCGCGTATATCATGTATATATCATGCTTACGATAAATATTATGGGTGGGTTAGGCAATCAGTTGTTTCAGATATTTACAGCGATTGCGACTGCACTTCGAAACACAGACACGTTCTTTTTTTTAAAATATGAAGAGTTGGGTGCAAATCCTGGTTATTCACGACACACGTATTGGGATACGTTATTTAAAGGATTACAAAGATATCTTAGACCATTAGATGAGAAATCATTAAAAGAGTTCGAGTCGTTACCATCTTGGAACGAAAGAGGTTTCGGGTTTAGTCCGGTTCCCACTGATACAAACACAAACACAACACCACTTCGTTTGACAGGATATTTTCAAAATGAAAAATACTTCAAAGATAAATACTCTCAAATTTGTGAAATGATAGACCTTTCACGGCAAAAAACAGAGACCAAAGACCAATACAACGACGAACAATGGTATAATGATTATATTGGACAGCCAACAAAAAAACGTATTCTTGTAAGCACACATTTTCGAATTGGAGACTATACAGCAACCGTAAATGTTCATCCAGTTATGTCGCTAGACTATTATTATAGAGCAGTCTCACATGTCGTTAAAAATACGAGTGCAACGACTTCAGGAACGGAAGGGAATGAGCTTGAGAAAAATGCATATTCTTTCATCGTATTTTATGACCCATGTGATAAATCGATTGTTGAACAGAATATCCGTGAATTAAAAACTCGTTGTGAAACAGATACTGAAGGACCTATGTATGGTCATGATATACAGTTTCATTTTGTAAAAGATACAATTCCTGACTGGCAACAAATTTTACTGATGAGTGTATGCGACCATAATATTATTGCAAATAGCACATTTAGTTGGTGGGGTGCTTATTTTAACGACAACCCGAATAAAATCGTGTGTTATCCAAGTGTTTGGTTTGGACCAGTGTTATACCATCTTGATACTAGTGATTTATGTTTGAATACATGGACTAAAATAGTTGCATAACCGAATAGCCGCATATTATCCACAGACATGCATAATATTCATTTTAGAGTAAAAGAATGTAAAATGAATAAATTGTAATAGTTTATAAAAGATTATTCATATTCGTAGTCGTAGTCGTAGTCGTAGTCGTATTCGTATTCGTGTTTTATTCAAGTATGATAACGATAACCATCATGGGCGGGTTGGGAAACCAACTATTTCAAATTTTCAACACCGTTGCTACAGCACTTCGAAATAAAGATACGTTCTTTTTTATGAAATATGATGAACTACCCGGAAATCCAGGACATCCAAGATACACACATTGGTCAACATTATTACGAGGTTTGCGTCAATATCTTACACAAAGTAATCCAGTCACCGATAAAATGTTTAATTCTTTACCACGATGGGATGAAATTGGTTTTCAATACACACCGATACCCACCGATACCGTGAAATACACAAAGCCACTTCGTCTTCACGGTTACTTTCAAAGTGAAAAATATTTCAAGGACAAATATAACGAGGTATGCAAATTCATTCAATTACGAGAGCAACAAGCATGGATTAAACAAATCTATGGAAATGAAGAATGGAGTAAAGATTATATTGGTAACTCCAGCAAAACTCGTGTGTTAGTAAGTTTGCATTTTCGAATCGGAGATAGTGTATTGAATCTACATATCCATCCAGTTATGTCAGTCGATTATTATTATTCTGCAATCTCTCATATTATCAGGGAGACGTCATCGTCGGCGTCATCATCATCGTCAGCGGTGACAAACCCGAATGATAAAACACCATATACATTTCTTATATTCTATGAACCATGTGATAAAGAACTGGTTTTAAAACGCGTGAATGAATTGAAACATCGTTGTGCAACAGACATACACGGAATTACATACGGTCGTGATATTCAATTTCATTTTGTGAGAGATACAATCGCAGACTGGCAGCAAATGTTGCTGATGAGTGTATGCGACCACAACATTATACCCAACAGCACGTTTAGTTGGTGGGGTGCATATTTCAACGCAAATCCTTCAAAAATCGTATGTTATCCGAGTATTTGGTTCGGACCCGGTGTTTCGCATGATACGCGAGATTTATGTCCAGAGTCATGGGTAAAGGTTGAAGCAACTACAATTACCGCATTTTGAACGAAACGTAACTATACTATAATATTTTCACACTATATTATACATATTACGCCAAAGCTATAATGGCACAACAATACCCGAGTGTTCTCTCGAACGAAAGCATAGAATGGTTATTTTCGCAGCCGGAAGTTGGTGTTGCAAAATCACGAATCATCGCAAATACGATGGGCCATGCGTCAGAATATTTCACGGTGCTTTTGACGCAATCGATACGTAAAGAATTATTCGACCGTATGGGTCTTCAATTATCAAATATTTCATCGATTCCGATGCGTTGGATAAAAGGTGATATACCTGCACATAGCGATAATGGTGCCGATGGTTTTACACACACATATTTAGTCTACTTGACAAATAGTAATGGCAGCCTTATCGTAGATGGCGTTACTTACCCGATACAACGTGGTTATGGTTATGTTTTTCCAGAAGGACTTTCACATGAAACGGTGGGAACGAATTCCGACACGGAACCGCGTCTTTTGTTAGGTCCTATGAGTGAAACTGGATTTGCGGTGGGTGCTCCTCAACTATATTTTCCGGGTGGAACAACTGTGTATATTCGTCAATTGGGTGTAGGGCAAACTGTGCAATACAGTATCAACCAAGTAGATTGGACCGACATATTTTGGCCGGCCTATATACAAAATTATAACACATCTGCGGGTTTATTAACTTTTGAATTTGTTACAGATATAACAATTGATGCAGGTATCGCGAACTACGGATATTTTATATGCGGTTCGGAGTATATTCAAGTAGGTTCTCGAATATTGAAACCAGATGGGACGCGACCCATTATTACAATTGATGGAATAACGAATTACGATGGATTTATACAAAATGGAGCAAATAACGGCGGTTCAAACGGATATAATAACATTTACGTGATGAACCTCGAGATTCGTGCAACCGGTGGTTCACATTTGGTAAACGGTGGAGGATGGGTATGCCAATGACATTTCGGAAAAAACACAACGGCTTCTAGTAATATAATCATAAATTGTCATTCCGACGGATTGATAAGTAATGATTGCGGTGGTATTGTAGGACATTATTGTGGTCCGGTGAAATGTATTAGCTGTTCTTCATCAGGGTATATTCACGACTTTGCTGGCGGTATTATCGGAAGTCATTCACCTTCGACAACAGGGTTACTTCGTTGTGAATCATGTTGGACAACCGGTGAAATCGGTCACTTTGGTGGTGGTATAACTGGACGTGCTACTGGCGGTGCAACAATCGCGTATTGTTATTCTACCGGTGCAATCACTGAGAACGCAGGTGGTATATCGGGGCATAAGACTGGTGGAACCGGCGGAGGGAATGATTATACGGTAAGTGATTGTTATAGCACAGGTGCAATTAGTGATTATGCTGGTGGCATTCTTGGAAGTCAGCTAGGTATTGTCACCGTATCGAATTGTTATACAACCGGCACAATTTCAGGGACAGGAGGTGGTATTATCGGAAGAATTCCCGGTTCAAATTCTACAAATAAGGTTATCGCCAATTGTTATACAACTGGAGCAAACGTTCATACACATGGATATATTGTAGCTGATTACGCAAATATATCTACAAACCTTACAGTAGGATCTGGAATATTGTATTTATCAAACAATTACTCTGAGGCAGCGAACTCTAGCTCTGGGTGGAGTAATGCTCATGCAAATACGGTGCTTGTCGGTGCCCCTGCATCATCGAATGCACCCGTAGGTGCGAAATGGGTCTACGCTGGTATGAATATGCCATACGAACTTTATTTCATGGGATATACACCATATACACGCACGATGGTGATTGGGTCACCTACATCTCCCACAACTCTGCGTTCATTCGTAAGCACCGTGAGTGCTGGAACTACTACTGCGGGTGCGATTATAAGCGGAAGGTCATATACGATATTACAAATTACCGGAGGGTCAGCCGGTTCATATGGAACAATCACCATGAATAATACGACGGGGGCGATTACAACTACCCGTGCCACCACATTAGGAACATATACACTAACGGTTCGAAATAACGGTAGCTATCATATAACAACATTCACGTTGACTGTTACTGAAGCGTTGGCAGCAGAATACAATCCATGCCGTTTTTTTGGATTATTCACAAATAACGCACAAGTGTATTATAAACCTCATAGTCTTCCCAGTGGCGGCATCGGAACTGTCAGGAATCATCGGCAAAAAGCAAGAAAGACATAGTTCTTGGATTTACGCGTATGAAAATATCTAGTAATATATGTAAGGTGATGGCCTCATATATTACTAAAACTACAAAACGAAGTCGTCGCGTTCATCGTAGTTCCAAACGCAAGAATGGCAAATCACATAACCTGCGTAAGACACGTAAGGTAATAAAGGGTGGAACTAACCCGCAAGTCGAACATGTTGTATTTGAATTTCGCGACGGAAGCATTTATGAGGGCGGTATTTTGAATGGAAAAATGCATGGATATGGTAAAATCGTATGGGATAATGGTGACTCATATGAAGGTGACTTCAAAGAGAACAAGCGTCATGGTAAAGGTAAAATGGTATTTCTTGATGCGGCGGGTAATATTGATGAGGTATATGAAGGAGACTTCAACGACGATACATCGCATGGTAAAGGAACGTATACATGGGGAACCGGTAAAGTATATACTGGAGATTTCAAAAATGGAAAGGCAGAAGGGCACGGAAAGTATACTTGGCCCGATGGCAGAAGTTATGAAGGGAAAATATCAAATAATCAGATTGATTATAATGATAAAGATGCACTTTGGGTATGGCCTGACGGTAAATCATATCGGGGTGCACTTCCGGATGATTTGGGCGAAGAAGACCTAGAAAATTTATCAGGAAATGATACAGAAGACGGACGTGACGTTGCTTTACGTGACGTTGATACAGACGATGAAGAATGATAAGTATTATTTTCCGGTGTATGAAAAATAATATTTTAGTAATATATAACGTTCTATATTATGGCTTCATATAAAACAGCACATCGCCGTCAACATCGCCGTCGTAGTTCAACCCGTAAAAATGTTAAATCGCGAAAGGTGGCGAGAGGGGGTGGCAATCCAAACACAAATAAATGTAACGCAAATAAACCCCAGAACATAAGTGACCCATACTCACCAGAAGTGAAAGCATGGAAGCAAAGGTTTGGTCTTAACCCAACAGATGATGTTTTTGTAGCGTGTGTAAGGAAATATGGTAAGTAAATAAAACGAAACGACAAATTACGGTGTCGGAATAAATACCCAATCGAATTCAAGACAAATTTGTTTCCATATTTGGTCTTGCTCGATGCGTTTCTCTCGGTCTTTCAACATCGGGAAAAACGGAAGGAATTCATGACGGCCAAGAAGTTCGCATAGCTTATACACAGTATAATAATAATTCAGGAAATTCACACGGTCATCTGGGCAAAATTTGGCATAAGGGCCTTGGATTTCCATAAATAGATTACACAACCGTTCTTCCAAATCCGGCGTCATGACCGGCGGTTTAATCCCTAGTTTATCTTTAATAAATGGTATGTGCTCGTAATATTTATTAAACCCGAGTTTTTTCATGATTTCCTTCGCTTTCTTATCCGTGAATTGAGAGATTTCAATCCGTTCCTTCTTGATTTGCTGTTTGATACTTTCAAGGACGTTATCGGGTATCGATGTAGTTTCTTTTGCCTGAAACTGTGCAAGGATTTCGCGGAAATGGTTAATGCGTTTATACGCGTAAAAACAGGCCTCTTTAGGCGGCTCTTTGTAGGATGGCTTCTCATTATCAATAAGAAAGACAACTTGTTTAGAGCATTTATTGCATACCATGATACCTTCACTTTCAATCGGAATCATCTCACCTTGCCGACAGAATTGACATATATCTGTCGAGTAGACATATTTAGAAACATCCATGTAATTTTGGTCGATACTCGACATATACTTTTCAACATTATTGTGCTGATTTTTAAATAATTCTTCCGTTTTCTTTGCTTCTGGTAAATTGAAGAATGCATTTAGGGATTTTGTTTTCATCGACCCACCATTTGTGATTGTCTTCTTTGTTTCGAAATACTCGAAAATATATTCACTATTGTGAAGATAATAGTTCTTATAGTCTTGTTGGTGCTTTTTAATCGTTGCATTAATCTCTTTAATACGGTCTCGGATTTCAAGACACTCTTCCAGTGTTGATTTATATTTAGAGGGTTCGACGATACCGCCCCCGCCTCCACCCCCACCCTCGCCCCCGCCGTCACCGGCGTTATTTTGGTCATTACATGTTTCATGTTCCTGTGTGGTGCCGCCATTTTTAAGAATACGAAGACGTTCTTTTAGGGAGTTTCTTTCGCTCTCAAGTTCTGGAATAATTGTATCTTGTATATATTGAAACTCAGTCTGTAATTCTTTATGCTTGCTATCAAGTGTTGTAATACTTCGCTCATCAAGAACAATCTTTTTGGGCGGTTTATACTTAAATAATGACATAGATATCAGTCCTCCACGACCGCCGTATATAAGAAGTTTAGCAGTTTTTATTTAATTCGTATTCAACAGAAAATGAATTTTCGGATTCAACGAAAATAGTAGGTATTTTCATTTATTGTGTCAAAATCCGCGATTTTTTTTCTTTTTCAATAGTATAACAAGCATTTTATAATGGGTGGAGGACTTATGCAACTTGTCGCCTATGGCGCCCAAGACGTTTACCTTACTGGTAACCCCCAGATTACTTTCTGGAAGGTTTCCTACAAGCGTCACACTAACTTCGCCATGGAGTCTATCGAGCAGACTTTCAACGGCCAAGCTGACTTCGGTCGCCGTGTGACCTGCACCATCTCCCGTAACGGTGATTTGGCTTACCGCACCTACCTTCAGGTTACTCTCCC